TGGAATATCAGCATTTTGGGGAACGCGGCTACCGCCACGAGCGCCACCAGCGCCACCACGGCTACTCAACTGGCCAGCACGCTGGCGATCGCCGCGGGTGGTACGGGGCAGACCACAGCCGCGGGCGCGTTCAACGCGCTCAAGCAAGACGCTACGGAGTCGGCAACCGGTGTCGTCGAGCTGGCCACCACTGCGGAAGCTGCTGCAGGCACGGATACTACTCGGGCAGTCACGGCTGCTGGGGTTGAAGCCCATATGGTGGCTAATGCCCTAGGGTGGGGTCAGACTTGGCAGGATGTTCTCGCCAGCCGGGTGCCCGGAACTGCGTATCAAAATACAACTGAGCGCCCAATCATGGTCGTGATTGATTCCAGTGGGGGGTCAGGGTCTTCGTTCCAAGTATCAAACGATGGGAGTACGTGGCTTACTCTTGGCGGGTTCTCTTCTGGTCCGGGTCAATATGAACGATTTACTTTGAGTTTTGTGGTCCCTGTTAATGGGTACTACCGCCTACAAGGGGCCGGAGAAAATAATTGGAAAGAGCTTCGATGACACCCATCCTCGCTTCCATCCTCTCCACCCTGCTGGCGAACAATCTGCCGAAAGTAGCGCAAGCCGTCGTAGACAAGGGGTTGGACTACGTGCAGGAGAAGACCGGCGTCGAGCTCAAGCCTGACATGACGCCGCAGGAAGTAGCCGCCTTGCGGGAGGCTGCGCAGCGCCACGAAGAGTTCCGCATCGAGCAGGACAACCGCAACACTGCCGACGCCCGAGACCTGCAGAAAGAAGCTCTCAAGCAGGACGACCTGCTGTCCAAGCGGTTCGTGTACTTCTTGGCGGCATTCTGGTCTACCTTCTCGGCGGTGTACATCGGGTTCATCACGTTTGGCACGATCCCGGAAGCCAACGTGCGGTTTGCGGACACGATTCTCGGCTTCCTGCTGGGCACCATGCTGGGCATGATCCTGAACTTTTTCTTCGGCTCCAGCTCGGGCTCCGCTCGGAAAAACACGATGCTGGAAGACGCACTGGCCAAGCTCAAACCATGATCCCCCTGACCGTAGAGCAGCTCATGAAGGCTGCGGGCGCCAACCGCCTCAATGCCGAGCTGTTCCTACCGTTCATCCAAGGCACCTGCAAAGCCTACGACATCACGAGCCCCAAGCGCATCGCGGCATTCCTGAGCCAGATCGGGCATGAGTCCGCTGGGCTTGCACGTCTTGAGGAGAACCTGAACTACTCCGCCGTCGGACTGGCCAACACGTGGCCAACTCGGTTTGCCGTGTGCAACATGGCCGGCGAGTATCTCAAGGATGCCAAGGGTAACAACCTGCCGACGGACAGGGCCAAGCTATTCGCGCGCAAACCTGAGCTGATCGCCAACGCTGTGTATTCCAACCGCATGGGTAACGGCAGCGAAGAATCTGGTGAGGGTTGGCGCTACCTAGGCCGCGGCCTTAAGCAGCTAACGGGCAAAGACAACTATCGCGCCTGCGGGCGGGCTATCGGGGAAGACTTGCTGACCAATCCCGAGCTACTGCTACTACCTGTGAACGCCGCGCTGTCTGCTGGGTGGTTCTGGTCGGTCAACAAGCTCAACGCGCTGGCGGACGACGGCAATGTGCCGGAGCTGACACGACGCATCAACGGCGGTACCATCGGGCTCAAGCAGCGCACCGCGCTGTACGAACAGGCCTTGCCCATGTTTGCCTAAGGACAGATCGTGCCGCTCTCCAAGATCAAAATTCGCCCGGGCCTATTCCGGGACGTGACCGCCACAGCCGCTGAGGGGCAGTGGTTCGCCTGTGACAAGATTCGGTTCCGCTCGGGCTCCCCTGAAAAGATCGGCGGCTGGGTACTCGACACCGGCGGCGCTGCGGCTACGTTGCAACCTCCGTCTGGCGCCTATTGGGGTGTGGCCCGGTCGATGTTCACGTGGCAGACAGTGCGCGGCGAGCGCCTGCTGGGGCTGGGTACCAACCTGAAGTTCTACGTGCAGAATGGTGCCAACAGCCAGCTGCACGACGTCACACCCCTGCGCGCTACCTCGACGGTTGCTAGCAATGCTTTTACGACCACCAACGGCTCCACGACGGTGCTGGTCAACGCTACGGCGCATGGGGCAGTGGACGGCGACTTCGTAACAATTTCGGGAGTGTCGGGCCCTGTCAACGGCATCCCGGCGGCCAGCCTGAACCGAGAGTTTCGCCTGACTTACGTCAGCTCGGACACCTTCACGATCACAGTTGATACCCCCGCCACGTCCTCTGGCACCACGGGCGCCGCTACGCTGGCGTTTCAGATCAACACCGGGCTTGAGAGTTTTGCGTACACCTACGGCTGGGGTACGGGAGGTTGGGGTGACGGCGGGTGGGGCGTCGCGTCTACCGGGGCGGGAGCGGGTGTCGACCTGCGTATGTGGAGCCAGTCGAACTACGGAGATTACCTCCTGATGAATCCCCGTGGGGGCGGCATCTACCTGTGGGTCCCCAACGCGAGCCCGTCAATCTTCGACCGCGCGGGGCTGCTGTCCTCCACATCCAGCGGGGTATACGAGACGGACGCCGAGTGTCCCACGGTGTGTAACCAAGTGCTGGTCTCCGATGCCTCACGGTTTGTGCTTGCCTTCGGGGTGGATGACTACGGCTCTTCGACGCAGGACCCCCTGTTGGTGCGATGGTCAGACCAAGAAGACTACTCGGTATGGACGCCGGCGGCGACGAACCAAGCGGGCAGCTACCGGCTCAGCCAAGGCTCGGAGATCACAGCTGCCCATCAGACTCGGCAGGAGATTCTGGTCTTCACGGACACCGCCGTCTACTCGATGCAGTATCTGGGGCCGCCGTACGTGTGGGGCTTCCAGCTCATGGGCAGTAACATTTCGATTGCGTCTCAGAACGCGGTCATCACCGCCAACAACACCGTCTTCTGGATGGGGTACGACAAGTTCTACACCTACAACGGCCGTGTGGACACGCTGGAGTGCACGATCTGGCGCGAGGTATTCGGCAACATCAACCTAGACCAGCAAGGGCAGTTCTTCGCGGGGCTCAATGAGGGTTATAGCGAGGTGTGGTGGTTCTACTGCTCGGCCGGCTCCAACGCAATCGACCGGTATGTGGTGTTCGACTACGCCGAGAACATCTGGCACTACGGCACCATGGCGCGGACTGCGTGGCTGGACACCCCCCTGCGGCAGACGCCAGTCGCTGCGGGTTACAACGGCCAGTTGATCTACCACGAGGTCGGCGTCGACGACGGTACGACCAACCCACCCAGCCCGATCAGTTCCTTCATCCAGTCTGCAGACTTTGACATCGGCGACGGCGACCGCTACGCGTTCGTGGACAAGATCGGGCCGGATGTGACGTTCGATGGCTCGACGGTCAACAACCCGAAGGTGAACTTCGCAGTACGCCCACGACAGAACCCCGGCGCCCCGTACGGCCCGGCGGCAACTCCGGCGGTGACCAGCGCCCAGAACTACGTGGCCGAGCGTAACTATGAGGTGCAGGAGTTCACCCAACTGGTGTATGTCCGGGTCCGTGGACGCCAGATGGCCCTGCGGGTGAGCTCTGACACGGTCGGTGTGGCGTGGCAGCTAGGCACGCCCCGAGTCAACACCCGAACGGATGGGCGACGCTGATGGCTACGCTGACCACACTGAACGCGATCGCGGCGCCGCCGCGTCTGCCGGACGCCCCTGCAGGGTATGCCCCGCGCTACCATGACCAGCAAAACAGCGCCCTGCGGTTGTATTTCAACCAGCTCAATGCCGCGTTGGCAGTAGCACTCGGCCCTGTGCGGGGGCCTTTTGACTACATAGACTTCAACCAGAGCGCCACCTACACAAACGAGACGGGGCGCATCGGCTGGGACGCTATCGAGCAGACGCTCAACATTGGCATGGCCTATGGGGTCGTCCAGCAAGTCGGCCAAGAAACCTACGCGCGGGTGCAGAACACCACCGGCGTGACGATCCCCAACGGGACAGTGGTCGGCTTCGCCGGCGCTGGTGGGGATAATACTTTGCGGGTGGCGCCCTATCTGGCGGACGGGTCGTCACCGTCTCTGTACGTGCTTGGGGTCATGACCCACGAGCTGCCAGACAGCGGCGAGAAAGGCTACTGCACAGTCTGGGGGCATGTGCGCGACCTCGACACCACAGGCACCCCGGTGGGGGAGACTTGGAGCGTCGGCGATATTCTGTATGCCAGTCCGACAACGGCGGGGGCGTTCACGAACGTCAAACCGACGGCACCGAGTAATGTGATCCCGATGGCGGCAGTGCTGGCGGTCAGTGCTACGGAGGGCGAGGTTTTTGTACGGCCGACGATCCAGCAGATGCAGTACTACGGCATCTTCGACAAGACCACAAGCCAGACTCCTGCAGCGGCCAATACGGAGTACCTGCTCACCTTCGACAACGCCCGCCTGAGCAACGGAGTGGCTATCGGCACGCCAGCGTCGCGCATCGTCGTGCCTGCGTCCGGCCTGTATCAGTTTGACGCTAGCCTGCAGGTCACCAGCGGCAACTCATCGGCCAAGACAGTGTGGGTGTGGTTCAAGAAGAACGGAAGCGCCATCCCCAACTCCGCGCGATTGCTGACGTCCGACATCAACAACGGGTACCTCCCGCTCAGCATGCGGGAGTCGATCTCCCTGAACGCAAACGGGTATGTCGAGCTGGCGTTTGCAGCAAGTGACACTGCGGTAACCGTTGGGAGTGTGGCGGCCACCGCCTTTGCACCGGCTGCACCAGCGATCGTGCTCAACGTCACGCAGGTGCAGCAGTAGCCGAACCCACAGCAACACGGGATAATCCTGCCATGAGCCTCAAAAAAGCCGCTGAAGCAGTACGCGCCGCCGGGCGCGGCAAAGACACCGAACTGGTGCACCTCACCCGCAACGAAGTTGCCGGACTGCACGCGCTCGCCGGTGCCGCCGGTGGCAAGCTCACACGCAACCCCAAGACGGGGATGCCAGAGGCCGGGTTCCTTGACAGTCTGCTCCCGACGCTACTCGGTGCTGCCGCCAACTTCGTAGTCCCCGGATCGGGCCTGGTCGTTGGCGGGTTGACTGGCGCGCTCCAGAACAAGGAGAACCCCCTGCTGGGGGCGGTCACCGGCGCCATGGGCGGTTACGGCGGGGGGAACTTGGCCTCGGGGCTGCAGAATCTCGGCGGTTCTTCGGTCAGCCCGCAGGCGCTCGCGGCAGCCAATGCCTCGCCCGACGCCATCATGAGCGTCACGGCAGCGAAAGACGTCGCACTGGCAAACAATGTGCTGGCTCCGCAGGGGCTTGACGCAGCGAAAGCGGGGTTGTCAGCTGCCGTGCAGGACCCCAGCCGACTCGTGGCCACTATGGGCGGCACGATGCCCGCGCTTAAAGCCGCAGGCATGGCGGCCGCCCCCGCGCTTGCCGGAACAGTTGTTCCGGGCGCCGCAGGATCTCCGTTTGGCGGCGATGCCGAGCGGTCCGAGTACAACTACGACGCAGGATACACCGGCGGCGAGGAGACGGCCCCAAGCGCGTCTTCCGAACGGCGTTGGTTCCGCCCGCAGTTCACGCGTATGGCGGCCGGCGGCGGCATCGGGCTGGCGTCGGGGGGCTTTGTCATTCCCGCAGACGTGGTGAGCATGATCGGCAATGGCAGCTCCGACGCCGGTCTGGAGGCGCTGGCCAAGCACCTGGGGGCCACCCCGATCGACGGCGGCGGCGACGGCATGAGCGACTCCATCCCCGCGGAGATCGACGGTCAGGCGCCGGCGGCGGTGGCTCGGCAGGAAGCGTACCTCTCTCCGGACAAAGTGCGCGCCGCGGGGGGCGAAGCCAAGCTGTATGAGCTGCTCGAGCGCGTCCGTCAAGCTGCGCACGGCACGCGCCAGCAGCAGCGCCCTGTGGAGCCTGCGGAGATGCTGGGGTGAAAGTCCAGCACGTGGCCCCGGAGTGGGTTGTCCAGGTGTGGCCTGACGCCGCGCCGTTCATTGCCCAGGCGCTCGAACACGCGGGGGGCGATTACACTCTGGAGCACGTCCAGGCGCTTGTAAGCACAGGCCAGTGGACGTTGCTGGTGGCACACACCGACGGCGTCGTGCGCGGGGCAGCCACGATCAGCTTCACCAACCGCCCCGCCCAACGGGTTGCCTTCGTGACGGCGGCGGGCGGGAAGAACGTCGTCAACCGCGATACCTACAAACAGCTCAGCGAGCTGCTCAAGTCTTTCGGGGCCACTCACATCGAGGCGGCGACCCGCAAGCCGATCGCGCGACTCCTGGCCCGCTGCGGCATGGGAGAGAAGTACCGGATTGTTGGAGCAGCACTATGAGCCGCTGGAATCGAGAAGCCGCCCTGCTGGGCATCCCCGAACTGCCGGAAGAGGCGTTCAAGCACGTCGGCGATCGCAAGATCAAGCCCCACGCGGGCAGCGGCGGCGGCACGTCGGCCACGTACACAACCAACATCCCCGAGTGGGCCAAGCAGCCCTTCATGGATCTGGTCGGTAAGTCCGAGGCTTTGTCGGGGGCCGCGTACCAACCTTACACCGGCGAACGCATCGCCGGCTTTTCGCCGCTGCAACAACAGGCGCAGCAAGCGGCGGGGGCTCAGACGGCGTCTCCCTACACTGCCGCCGGCGCAGGTTTGGCCGGAACTGCCGCAATCGGGGCTCTCGGGGCTGGCGCGGGGTTCACCCCCGCACAGACGGGGCAGTTCGCGCCCCAGGCCGTCAGCTACATGTCGCCGTACATGCAGAATGTGGTTGCCACACAGCAGCGTGAGGCGCTTCGCCAGTCGGACATTGCAGGTGCGCAGCGCGCGGCCGAGGCTACGAAGGCGGGGGCTTTTGGTGGCGGCCGTCAGGCAATCGTCGAGGCGGAGGCGCAGCGCAATCTCGCCACGCAGCTCGGGGACATTCAGGCACAGGGGCTGCAGTCCGCATACGACCAAGCGCAGAAGCAGTTCAACACGGAACAGGCGCTTGCTGAACAGTCGCGGCAGTACGGCGCAGGCCTCGGGCTGCAGGGGTTGCAGGCAGCCATTCAAGGCGCCCAGACCATGGGCGGACTGGGGCAGCAGGCGTTCGGACAGCAGATGGACGTCACCAAGCTCCAGAGCGATGTGGGTGCGCAACAGCAAGCGCTGGCGCAGAAACAGCTGGAGCAGCAGTACGCCGACTTCCAGACACAACGCGACTACCCGTACCAGCAGCTCGGCTTCCTGTCCGACATTCTGCGCGGCGTGCAGGGCTCGACCCGTACGATGTACTCGACGACGCCCCAGGCCTCACCACTGCAGACCATCGCAGGTCTTGGTACGGCGGCATCGTCATTCATGGCTGGCGGGGGCAGTGTCCCTCGACCGGCAGGGTTGGTTGAGCTGGCGTTGAGCCAGATGGGGGGTACGCGATGATCGACGTGCAAAAGATCTTCAGCACACTGGAGCAGCTGTCAGACCGAGGCCTGCAGCAGTACGCGCGAATGCACAAGGAAGACCCGTACACGCTGGCCCTGGCCGTCAGCGAGTCGTCGCGCCGCCAGCGTATGCGCCAGGCGGCCCAGGCGCAGCAGCCGCAGGGGCAAGGCACTGTCGCCGACGAGGCCCTGACCGAGATGGCACCGCCGGCCGCAGGGCTTGGTGCGGCGGTCCCCGAGGGGTACGCTGAAGGCGGCGACGTCCAGCTCGATCGCGACCCGCGCATCGCGGGCTTGGTGGCAGCCCGCGGCGACACTGCCGCTGAAGAAGAGCTGCGGCTGTTCCCCGCCTTCTGGCGCGCCCTGCAACAGGGCAAGACGGTCGCGCAGGTGCGTGCAGAACAGAATGCGGGCAAGCCCGCCGTCGAGCCCGTACGCGAAAACACCAACCCGGACTACGGCAACGAGGGACGCCGTGAAGCCCCGTTCTGGGGGCCAACGGCGGCGCCGGCAGCAGGCCTCGCAGCGGCAACTGCTGCACCAGCACCAGCACCAGCACCAGCACCAGCACCAGCACCAGCACCAGCGGGGCTGGCCGAAGCCGCAGATGCCGTACTCCCGCAGGCCACGTCGCGCACAGGGGGGGCGGGGGCACCGCGCGGAGTCGCTGGCGCGCCACAGCTCGGGGTGGACACAGACGCCATGCACCGCGCTGCCGTGGCGCGCAACGCCGCTGTCACTACTGCTGCACGCACGGCCGCAGAGCAGGACTTGACGGATCGCGAACGCGCGCAAAAAGAGCGCGGTGTGCTCGGTGCCGGCCGCGAGGCGCGCGTCAAAGAGCAGCAGCAAGCTCTCGAAGGCCGGGGGGAGCAGGCCAAGCGGGATGCACTGCTGCAGGCGGGGTTGTCGATTTTGTCTGCAGACCCCAGCAAAGGCGCCTGGGCAGCCATCGGCACCGGCGCGCTCCAGGGGCTGCAAGGCTACAAAGGAGACATGGCGGATCTGGCCAAGCAGCGAGAGTCGCTGCTGGACAAGCTCGATGAGCTGGAGTCCTTGCGCCGCCAGGAGGCTGTGGCCGACAGCAAAGAGCGCGCGGCCATCAAGTCGCGCATCCGTCAGGTGGAAGTAGAGGGGGCCAAGCTCAATGCGGACATCGGCAACAAGCTCGATTTGGAAGTGAAGCCCCAAGCTGCCCTAGCGGTCTTCAAGGAGCAGGCGGCAACGTACCGCGCCAACCAGGAAAACGCGACGCGCATGGCAGCGGCACGCGTCAGTGCCGCTGCGGGGTCTCGCAACCAGCAACTCGAGCTGGCGCAAGCCTACGCCAAGTCCGCCGGTATCCCCCTGGATCGCGCCATTCAGGAGATCTCACAAGGCAAGCGCGCGCCTGTGGACGTGATGGCCGGGTACAACGACTGGGCCAAAGCCAACCCGATGCTTGCCATGGGGGATCCTGCACAGGCGGTCGGCGCGTACTTGGCCACGTCTGGCGCACTCAAAGCTGCTACGCAAGCGGTGCGAGTCACCGATCGTCCGACCGGACAGCTGCTTTCCAGGTAGTAGCATCACACAGCGCACGTCAGTAGAATCGAAACGCCCACAGCTTGTGGGCGTTTCTGCAACGGAACCTCACAGCTATGCCCCAGTACATCACCCTCCCGAACGGCACATCGTTCCCGATTCTCGAGGGCGAAACGCCCGAGCAGGCTACCGCGGCGGCGCTGCAGAAGTACCCCGCTGCCTTCGGGTTCGCGGCCGCTGCTGAAACAGCTGAAGGTCCACAAGGCGGCTTCGGCGCCGCCTTCAAGGCTGGTGCACAACGCCTCGCCGGCCAGGCAGCACTGACTGCAGGCAAAGCGGGGCTGCTGGACACCCCGCGTGCGGAGCAAATCGCGCAAGAGCGCGAAGCTCGAGCACGCCAGCTTTTCAAACCGACGGAAGAGTCGTTCCTCGACGCCCCGGTGCAGAACATCAAAGAGATGCTCGGCGGGTCGGCACCGTACATGGTGGCCCCCCTGGTTGCTGGTGCTGGGGCCGCGGCCGCTGGTGCAGCGGCTCCAATCGCGGCCGGTGCGGCAGGTCTGGCTTCCCTGGCACAGTTCACTGGGTCGAACCTCGAGCGCTCTATGGAAGCGCAGGGCAAGGCGCTCGCTGACGTCAGCGGCACTGCCGCGGTGGGCGCCGCGATACCCCAGGCCGCGTTGGACGTGATCGGCTTTCGCTTCATCCCGGGTATCGGCCGCCTGTTCGGCGCTGCCGGTGAGAAAGTCACGGCGGAAACGGCCAAACAACTCGCATCGCAGACAGCACGCCAGATCGCAGCTGACTACGCCCGGGCCACGGGGCGGGCCATGACCGCCGAAGGCCTCACCGAGGCCACGCAGCAAGCCCTGGAACGTGCCCAGGCACAGCTCAGCGTCACGGATCCAGAAGCACGGAAGGAGCTGCTGGACAGCTTCTTCGGCGGCGCGCTGTTGGGCGGTGCGCTCGCTCCCGCCGGCCGCGCTGTCGAGCGGGGGCAGCTGAAGTCGCAGAGCAGGGAACTGCAGGTGCAGCAAGAACGAGCCCGTCGTGATGCGGAGCGCGTCGCAGCGCCGCCAGCAGCTGAACCTGCGCCGGCGGCGGCGGCGGCGGCGGCGGAGCCCGTAACAGAGGAGCAGCGCTTCCTCGACGCGGAGCGCGCGGCGCCGGCGCAGACCCAACCGTTTTACGAAGATCGTCAGCGGACCGTACCGGGCCTGGAGCCCGCTGCGCCGCGCACCGGTGCGCAAGATGTCCTGGCGGCAGAGCGCGAGCGCCGTGCGTACGGCCCGGAGGCCGACGCCCGCATGTACAAGGGGCTGTTCGACCAGGCTGCCGAGCAGGGGATGCCCGCCGAACAGGCGGCCGAGACCCCGGACGAACTCCGCGTGCGCCTCATGCGCGACCAGCGGGGACTCGCGGACCAGCGTGACCAGCTACGCACCCGCGCACAAGGCGCCACCACCGCGCAGGAACTGCAGCAGCTTGCACAGCAAGACCAGCAGTTCGCCATGTATCAGAAGCAGTTGGAGGCCCAGCTTGCAGCCCTGCCAGCGCCGGCCGCGGCGCCAGACTTGCAGGCCCTGGACAAAAAGCTCAAGCGCCTGACAAAGGCAGTGGCCTCGGCCAAGGACAGCGGCGACATTGCCGCCGCGGCGCGCGCGCAGACTCAGCTGGAGGAGTTGCAAGCCCAGCAGGTGCAGCAACCCGTTGCTGCGGGAGCGTTCCGTCAGGCCGGCGGGCAGTCGGAAACCCAGGAGTCGTTCAACCAGCGCGTCATCGGCCCCGAGATTGGCGCCGCCCGAGAAGCCCGCGCAGCCGAGGAAGCCCGCCGGCAGGGGCAGTTGACGCCCGAGATGGCCGCGCTCGCCCGTATCGGTCAGCGCCAGGACATCGCTCCGGCAGTTGCACGGGCCCGCGGGGACCTGCGCGGGCGGCGTGAAGTCGAGGGCATGGAGCGCGCCGCAGCCATGAACCGCGGGGCTACCGAGCAGGGGGAACTGTTCCCGGCCGAACAGCCGCTGCAGGCCCGCACCACCGACCAACGCGAGAAGATGCTCATCGCGGAGATTCGTTCGGCACGTGCGGCAAAAGACAACCGCCGCGCTGCCACCGCCGCTGACGCGCTTCGGGCACTACGAGACGCTGATACAGGCGGCGCACGCCTGCAGGGTCGTGAGCTTGAGCAGGCGTTGGGGATCACGCCGCCCGATGAAGCGGCGCTGGCGGTGTCCGACGCGCGCATGCCCGCTACGCGAACCGTGACGCCGTCGCGTGTCACCCCGGAAGCGCTGGAGCGCTTGATCGGCCGCGCCAAAAACAGCCCGAACCTGGGCGCCGAAGACCGCCAGCTGCTGGAACAGGTCGATGCCAACTTGCCGGCCATGGCTGCATCCCCTGACCGAGCACGCCTGGACACCGTGGCCGACTGGCTGTACCGCGCTGCCGTAGGCAACCCGAGCCCCGAGCGTCGGGCCGAAGTGGCGGGGTTGGTGCAGACGCTTGAGCAGGGGCGCCTGTCGGAGACCGAGGCCACCCAAGAAGCGCAGTACAAGGCGTTGACTAAGGCCGAGCGCCGTGCCATGCAGGGCATGACGCCTGGCACCGTGCCGGGCAAGCAGCTGAGCACATCGGGGCGTCGTGGGCTCATGGAACGCGCTCCGACGGGGCCCACACAACGCGCAGTGCAGGCGGAGCTCCCCGGCGTCGAGCCGACGGCCACCGCGTTCGCCGACTTCCGCGAGTTCGAGAACTATCTGGCCAGCACAGGCTTGGCGCAGCTGCGCCAAGCCGTCGGACTCGATGTTGACACGCTTACGCGTCAGATGCGCAACATCGATGGTATGAACCGTCGCGTGCAGGAGCTACGCGCCCAGATCGCCGATGTTGTTCGAAAGCAAGAGGCGGTGCGCAGCGCTGGGGCTGCCGAAACCGACGCTGCCTACCAGGCCGTCGCAGATAGCGAAGCGCGACTACACGAACTACAAAAGACGCTTGACGCGCAACTGGCCGGCGAGCAGATCCGGTATCTCGAGTCTGCTCGCAAGCTGGCCGACAGCCAACAGGTTGTGACCGATCTGGCGCAGGAAGTCAGCGACAACGTCGCGCTGCTGGGGCAGCAGATCCAGGACTTCGAAGCGCGCACCGGACAACGTGATGCGGCTATCGAGCGCCTGCGCGGGGTCAAGGCGCAGCTCAAGGAGCAAGTCGACGCCCAGGTAGCCGACAAACAGGCCATGGCAACGGCGCTGGCAAACATCGCCAACGGTCTACCCTGGGACGCCAACAACCAGGCTTTTGGCACGGCGCGCATGCGCACGATCAACCGCCAGGCGCAGTTGGTGGCCACCCACCAGCGCCTAATGCAGGCGTCGGCGGCGGTTCCAGCGATGCCCAAGATCTCCTCGACGGTATTCCGCGACTTCTTGATCACCGAGGCGCAGTTGCAAGCAGAGTTGTCCGCCGCGCAGTCCCGTATGGGCGGGTTCACGACCGCGCGTAACCGGGCTAAGGCAGCTATGGATGACGCTTTCCGCGCGCAGCAGGCTGATCCCCGCGTCGCCGAGGCGCTGAACGCCGCACGCAGTGACGTCGACGTGGCCGCACAGCTGGCCGCCAGCTCGGCGGCGGAGCTGCAAGCAAACCTTCGGCCGCTCGACGCGGAGTTGCGTGCTCTTGGGGATGTGGCGGAGCCCCTTATCCGGCGGCTGGAGGTTATGCGCGCTGTTGCAGACCGCACCCGCGGCCGCAGCGCGCGCGGGGTCGAAGTCGCCCAGGAGGCCCGCGCTCAGCAGGCGGCCGAGCAACGCAGCGTTGCAGAGCGCGCCGAGCGCGACCGCATGGCGCAGATCCTCGGCGGCGAGACGACGGCCGATCGCGAAGCCGTCACGTTCGAGCGTCCGTTCGATGCCACCAGCGACAACCGCAGCCTCAAGGACCTGATCGAGCGCGCCCAGGACCCGGACGTCAGTATCGACGGTCGCCGGCGGGCCACCGACGCTCTGGCAGACATGGTGGCCGGCATCGACCGCACTGCCAACGAGTTTGCGCGCAACACCCAGATCGAGATCGACAAGCATCTGGCCCGGTTGGAGAAGTTGCATCGCCTGCGCACGGATAGCCCGGGCCAGGTCGCCAACATCGCCGAGACCGAAGCACGCATTGCCCGCGGCCTGGAACGCCTGCGCAAGCGGGCCGGGGCGTCGCGTGAACGCATCCTGACGCCGGCCGAACGGCAGGCCGAGGCTGATCGCACCCTTCAGGAGACGCAAGGCGCCACGCTGGATGCCTTCGAGCAAGCGCAGTTGGCCACCTACCCTCGCGGGCGTTCCCTGGGTCCTGCGGCGCGCAACGTCACCTCCGCTCCGGCACAACTGCACACGGGAACCGCGGAGAGCCGCACTGGTGAGAACCGGCCGGGCAGCAAGAACCCGATCCGCGAGGCTCGTGGCGAGCCCCAGCGCAACACGGCGATGACCGCCAACGAGATGCAGAAGGCCAACGAGGAGGCCGAGCGCCTCAAGGCCATGACCAAGGCCGAGCGCGAGCAGCAAGCCGCTGAAGCTCAGGCCGTCGCCAAAGAGTTGGCCAAGAGCGCCAAAGCGCCAAAGCGCCGCAGTCGCCTGGAAGAAGCGGTGGAAGAGGCAGACCTCGACGCTGCGGATGTAGACGACGCCGGGCTTGACTTCGGGCTGGACGACGCGCTGTTCAGCGAGCAGCGCGGGGAGTTCTACAACGAGCGCCGAGTGACTGACCTGAGCGACGCTGCGGTGGGCGAGGCGTCCATGGGGCGCGCGGACTTGTTGCTGGAGCGGCTGGCCTCCGAGGGCTCGACGCCGTTCGTGCGCGAGCTGGCACAGCGCCTGCAGGCCGTCGCTGGTAACACCCACATCGAAGTCGCCGCCCAGGTGCGCGATGCCGCGGGTAAGCGTGTCGAGGGGCTGTACGTGCCGGCCACTGACACGGCCCGGATCTCCCGCCTGGACATCGGAGAAGAGGTGGTGCTGCACGAGCTGACGCACGCCGCCACGCTACGTACGCTCGAAGCCCCTGCGGCCCAGCTCACGCCCGACCAGCGCGCCGCGCGAGAAGAGCTGCAGCAGCTCTTCAATGAGGTGGCGGTCGACCCGACATTCGCCGGCGAATACGCGAAGAAGAACGTGGCCGAGTTCGTCTCGGAGCTGATGTCCAACGAAGTCGTGCGGCAGAAGCTGGACGCTCGGGGCACGCTGCTCCAGCGCATCTACCGGGCGATCATGCGCATGCTGGGCATGCGGGGCGTCGACTCGGACCAGGCCGTTCGCCCCCTCCAAGCCCTTCACGTCGAAGTACGCCGGGGCCGCCTCGGCGCTGCGCGGGCGCTTCCTGGGCACCACGGCGGAGTTCAATGCGGACATCCCAGCGCGCGTTCGACAGCTCACGCAGCGTACCGTCGGCCGGGACTTGACACTGGTTGACAAGATCCAGGCGCACGTCGCCGGGTTCCGCACCGCGTACGTGGACCGCTTCGACGGCATCGACAAGGCGCTGCGCCAGGGTGTCGCCCGCGGGCTGATCCCGCAGCTGCAGGCGTTCCAGACCCAGTACTTCCTACGCTTTGGCGAGCAGCGGAACCAGTTCGTCGAGCAGGCGGCCAGCAACGGCGTGCCCCAACTCCTCAAACACGGCGATGGCACGTTCACCATCGAGACACCCGCCGGTGAGCACGCCAACCTGGCCAAGATCGCCAAGGTGCTGCACGGCGCCAACGTAGGCAACGAGCAGGCCACGGAGCAGCTGTTCACACAGTACCTGGCCGTGCTGCGCGCGGAGCAAGAGGGTGTGGGGTATGAGAAGCTGAACTTCAGTACGCCGATGACGGCCGCCGACGCTGCTGAGATCAAGCGCACTGTGGCCGCCGATCCGGCGCGCAAGCAGGCGTTCGAACAAGCCCGCGTGCTGTATCGGGACTACAACCACAAGCTGCTGGACTTCCTGCAGCAGACGGACGCGCTAAGCAAAACCGAAGTGGCCAAGCTCAAAGCCCGCGAGTACGTCCCCTACTACCGCAACAACGGCGGCATCGTCGAGCTTGTGGTGGGCTCGGAGCAGCCGGTGCGCATCGGCAACATCGTGGACCAACCCTACCTCAAGGAGCTGGTGGGGGACGACGCCAAGATCCTGCCGTTCTTTACCGGCGCGCTGCAGAACACCTCCATGCTGATCGACATGGCGCTGCGCAACCAGCAGACCAAAGACGTGGCCATGACGCTGCGCAAGATGGAGGTGGCGACCATCGGCAAGGGGGACGGCCCCACGGACACGCGGGACATCGTGCGCTTCAAGATCGACGGCGAGCGCATGTTTGCCCGGATCGAGAACAGCGTCGAGGAGTTCGGCGTCAACGCGGAGCTGCTGGTCAAGGGTATGGAGGGCATCAAGACTACGTTGCCCGCGTTCCTGAAGGCGTTGCAGCTGCCGGCCAACCTACTGCGCACCATGATCACCCGGGCGCCTGCCTACGCTGTGCGCCAGATCATCCGGGAGCCCATCAACGCCTGGCTCACCACCGGAGGCAACTTCACGCCGATCGTGAGCAGCGTCAAGGAGCTGACCAAGATCGTGCGCGGGCAGAGCCAGGCGGAGCTGGAGCTACAGCGCGCAGGCGCCATCAGCTCCAATGTGATCACGGGGGACATCCAGGACCAGGTCCGGATCCTGCGGGACATCAGCGAGGGCAATACGACGTTCGACAAGGTCATGTCTGTGGCGGACAAGTTCGCCATGCAGGGCGACGCGGCCACCCGTGCGGTGCTGTACGACACCTACCGCAAGCAGGGCATGACGCACATGCAGGCGCTGTTGGGGTCCCTGGAGTCCATGAACTTCGCCCGCCGCGGCGTGTCGCCATCGATGCACATGATGGCCCAGCTGGTGCCGTTCTTCAACGCACAGGTGCAGGGCATGGATGTGATCTACCGCGCGATGAAGGGGACGTCGGCACTGCAGGACCAGATGGACGTGCGCCGCAAGCTGTTCAAGCGGGGGTTGATGGTTGCGGCTGGCACCTTCGCCTACGCGGCCGCCATGCAGGACGACGAGGCCTACCAAAACGCAACGCCCGAGCAGCGGGCGCTCAACTGGTTCTTGCCGCTGCCTGGCCTGGACGAGCCGCTGCGTGTGCCGATCCCGTTCGAGCTGGGGTATCTCTTCAAGGTGCTGCCGGAGACGGTCGTAAACGTGGCGGCGGGGGACCAGAATGTGGGGGATGCCGTGAAGGTGTATGCGGGGCTGCTGCACCAGACGATCCCGTTCGGGATCCCACAGGCTGTCAAACCTGCCATCGAGGTCGTGAGCAACCATTCGTTCTTCACTGGCGACGAGGTTGAGACGGGGCGCGAGCGGGGGTTGCAGTCGGCGGAGCGCATCCGCCAGAACACCACGGAGCTGGCCAAGCTGCTGGGGAAGACCGGTGCCATCTCCCCCGTGCAGGTCGACTACCTGATCCGCGGCTACACCGGCGGGCTGGGGCTGGCGCTGGCATCCCTCCCGAACCTGGCGCTGCGGCCGCTCAATACCGAGGACATGCCCGAGCTGCCCGAGAAGACGCTCAGCGAGCTGCCGCTGCTGGGGCCGCTGTTCCAGCCCCGGGACGGCCGGGCGGCGATCGATGCAGCCTACGCGGAGATCGAGAGCTGGCAACAAGCCCACAACACGTTCCAGAGCCTGCTGGCGTCGGGGCGCCGGGCGGACGCGGCGAAGTTCGCCCAGGACTTCAGCCGGGACATCGCACTCAACAGCGTGGGCGGCGCGTTCAAGCAGCAGATGGGGGAGCTGGCCAAGGTGCGGCGCGCAATCGCCGCGGGGCCCGGAACGCCTGAGGACAAGCGCCGGCGCCTGGATGCTCTCAAGCAGATCGAGCTGCGACTGGCGCGGCAGATCGAGGCGGCGGGAGCCGGCTGAACCACACGCCGTATCGCCCCCCACGGATGCACACGCGTGCTGTGGCGGGGATGTGCAGACGGGCTGCTTCGTGCAGCCCGTCTGTTTTCACTTTGGCAGTGTCGAGGCAGGCCACGAAGAACCCCTGCCCCGGCCGCACATCAGGCCACGGGAACCTTGCCATCTTCGTTCACCAGGGCTTGGGGAACCACCACGTGCATGCAGTTCACGCGTAGTGCCGGGCCGTCAGTGTTGGCCAACAGGTTCTTGCGCACGCCGAACTTCACCTTGTACTTCGCGTCCAGGCGCTGCATGCGCGCTTCGCCGGCCGACATCTGCCGCTGGAAGTCTGAGAAGCCGAAGCTGCAAGACGCGCAGTGTTGGCGCAGCAGCTGCTCCTCGATGAAGTACTCGACCACCCCGGCCGGACCGTTCAACTCGATGCGCCCCATCACCGTGTTGCGGGTGCTGTGCTTGGTGGCTGCGTCCAAGCCGAGGTCTGTCTGCGCCTGGCCCAGCTCGTCGCGGCGCACGATCACGAACTTGCCGTAGTGGTCCCGCGTGTAGGTGTTGAGCACGTCCTCGGCACTGCGTGCCGAGTGGCGGTGGTTCACGCGGGCCTTCTCTACCAGCTCACGTAGCGCATCGACGACCCCACGGACGGGGACGTCCAGGATGCCGCTGTACTTGCTGCCGAGCAACACCCCTGCCGCCACAGTCGACGTGCAGGCCGCGTGCCAGTAGCGCTCCTCGTCGGAGAACCCGAGCTTGTCTTTGAGCATGGCGTGCACCTGCTGCCAGACGCTCTTGACGGTGTTGTAGTTCTTCACCTGGTACTGCACCCAAGCCTCGCCCGCGACCCCGTAGTTCTGGCGCACCTCCCGCAGGGTCTCGTGCTCGGCCGGCGAGAAGCTCAGCGGCTGTGTCGGCGTCCACTCCAGCATGCGCATCACCTCGCCGTGGGAGCTGTGCTTGCGCGCGCCGGTGAGGATGTCGATCATGTGCGTGTTCGATGTCATGGTGCACGTCAACGCCCAGGTGCTGTTGTTCACCCGTTCCTTGTTGGCGCCAGCCTCCATACGCTCCTTGCCCTGGCCCTCGCTGATGTTGAAGATGAACTCGGGGGTCCACTCCACATCGTTGCGGGTCTTGGTGGTGATTTCGTCGATCAGCAGCGGCATGCTGTTGAGCAAGCCCGCACGCTGCTGCATGGCGACCTGGGACGTGCCCTTGCCGGTGCGGTAGCGGATCGGGTGCCCCCAGACGCCAGCCTTGGCAGTCAGCGTGAGGGACTTGCCGGTGCCGGACTCCGTGGAGCCGATGTGCCAGACGAACCCCTCGTACTCGCTGAAATGCATGAGCGTCGAGCCAAACGCGTCCAGACACATCGCCAGCATGGTGTGCATCTTGCGCTCGATCATCAGGTTCCAGAAGCGCTGCCAGCCGAACAACGTGCCCTTGCTGTTGGTGATGCGGTTGATGTTCTCCAGCCCGGGCATCGGCACCGGCGTTGTTGTCCCGTCAGCCTTGAAGACCCGGTTGTTGTAGACGAATGAGCGGTCCTTCTGCCAACCAAACTGGATGGGCACCTCGACAGCCTTGCGCGCCTGGGTGGCGATGGCCAGCGCGCCGCGCACGTAGTCGAACAGGTACTTGTCATTGAATTGCCCGTGTGCAGCCAGTACGCCGTGGGAGGCCAGCACCTTGAGCATCTCGTCCTTGGAGACAGCAGTCTTGTGGGGCAGGATGATCGGCACGTACTCCAGCGGGCGCACCCCCTCGTCGTCGGCCTCGCCGTAAGGGCGCACGGCCATCAGGTGGGCGTGCATCTCCTTCTCTTCCATGCGCAGCGTGTCGACGACGTAGAGGTCGTACGTGAGCACGGGGACCTGCACCTGGGACTTCTGGCCATTGGCGTCCTCCAGCTCGACGGTGCGGTACACACCGCCGTGCTTGCCGTAGTCGAAGCCTTTCGGCGGCAGGGGGCGCATGAACGTGCGCTGCGGGGATGCTGCGGGGCCGCCCAGGTCGTCTTCGTCCTCGGCATCAGCGCCCGGCTCTGCGGGCAGCCCCTGCACAGGGATCTGGATTTTCTTGGGGGCGTTGTCGACGGCCACCTCACGGCCCAGCGCCAGCGGGTTGGTGATGCGGCCCCAGTGCGCGCAGCCCGAACAGACGCCGGGGTTCTCGCTGTCGAACTTGATGCAGGGGTAGGGGCCCTTGATCTCGTTGAGCTTCTGCTCCATGCGCTCGCGCGGGTAGGGGCGCAGGTCGGTCAGCTTCTCGGCGTACTCGCGGCCGTCGTCGCACACCTTGGCCAAAGACAACAACCCGCGCCACAGCGGCTCCATGCCATCCGCCTGCGGGTTCTGGGCGTAGTAGTCGAGCTGTGCACAGCCGACACCGCGCTCGGTCTTGAGCCAGATGGTCTGGAACTTCGAGGACATGTTGCCCACCAGCGCCGCGCCCAGCGCGGAAGGCGTAGAGGGGTCACGCGACGGCTTCGTGCCGGCAAGGCGCAAGCCGCCGATGTCCATCCCGATGTGGGTCCCGGCATCTTGCAGCTGCGCCCGCACGGTCATGCCGAACTGGCGCAAGTTGACGCACGCGTCGCCGATCGTCAACAGCTTGACCGGGCGAGGTTCTGGGTACTTGGGCTTGAAGTTGAGCGTGCCGGGTATGCGCAGCACGCGAGCGGCGTCGGCCGTAACCGTCATGTCGATACGCAGGTTCTCCTGCTTGCACAGGCGCTTGAGGCTCTCGGCCACAGGCTTCCACTCGGCGACGGTCGCCTCTTCGTCCAGGGGCCAGTAGCAGTGGATGCCTCCGCCGGATGCCACCACGTGCGGCGTGCCGAACTTGTCGAGGCCAGTGCGGGCCAGGAAAGCGCCCAGGGCCTCGCCCGCAGCACGCTTGGTCTCGTAGCCGTCCATGTCGATGAACAACGCCTTGACATGCAGCGCGTTGCTGGCCGTACGCCCGTCTTTCGGGTCGTCGAAGGTGGCCAGCGCGAAGTAGATGTCCTTGCTGTCTTCCAGCCAGGGCTTGATGAGGGGGCGCGCATCCGCCAGCTGGCTGACGAACTTGTGGGTTTTGCGCTTGGGCGTGAACGCTGCGACGCAGTAGAACCCGTGCCCTGGCGACGGGAGCACCGTCGCCAGAAACTCCAGCGGTTTCATAGGGAGCCTCGGGTCAGTCGCGGTATTCGGGGCGGACGCTGCTGGGTTGGACGAATCGTTTGGCGAGCTCAACCAACCACGCTTGGGGCAGGTTCTCGACGCCGTACAGCTCCGCGTACTTGCGCAGCTCTTTGTTGGTCAGGCTTTGAGGTTGAAGGCCTTGCATAGCTCTCTCCAGGCATGGTCAGCGTCGCGCGCCGACTCCAGAATGTTGATGATTTTCTCCACGCGCGGTTGGTAGGCGACGAAGATCTCGCCGCCCTTGAACCAGTTGTAGAGGGACTGTCTCGTCGCACCTGTGGCCAGCGCCAGCTTGGTGACAGGCAGGTCGTGGTAGACCGCCCAGCGGCCCAGACGTGCGCCCAGGTTACCCATGGGCTGCTTCTTGATCTGGTCGATGATTTTGGGGCTGTATGGCATGGGAAAAACGGGGCGCTTTCGCGCCCCGTTCCGTTGCGGACGATCAGTCGTCGTCCCAGTCAGACACGGCCTGCGCCAGCGAAGCCTTGGCGCCGTCCGACTGGGGTTTGGCCTTGGGCTTGACCTGGGCCTCTTCGTCAGCGTCAGCGGCCGGTGCGGGCTTGGCCTTGGCCTTCGGTGCGGGCGCATCGTCGTCATCCGGGTCAGCGGCCGGTGCCGGCTTGGCCTTGGCCTTCGGTGCGGGCGCATCGTCGTCATCCGGGTCAGCGGCCGGTGCCGGCTTGGCCTTGGCCGGTGCAGCCTTGGCCTTGGCCTTCGGTGCGGGCGCCTCTTCATCGTCGGCGGCCGGTGCGGGCTTGGCCTTGGCCTTCGGGCGCTCACCAGCCATGTCCGGTGCAGGTGCAGCAGCTTCAGGCTTGCCGAAGCTCACCTCGACAGCCAGGGCAGCTTCCGGCGACGCCACGACGTCTTCCACGGTCGAGAACTCGTCGTCGGTCAGCCAGCGCATCGGGCGGAACCACAGCTTGGGGCTTTCGGCATTGGTGTCGAACTTGATGCGCGTCACCAGCATGCTGGGGTCGATCTTCTGCGCCACCAGGTATCGTGCGTACTCCTGCAGGGGGCGCTGCTCGCCTTCGGCCTTGCCGAACAACGAGGCGGCTGGCACCGTCAGTTGCAGAGCGCCGTGGTCGCCGTGGTTGAGCGTGGCGTTGCCGTCTTCGTCAGCGGCCACCTTGCCGTTGGCCAACAACACCGCGATGCGTTGCTGGTAGCGGCAGGCGCGGCTGTTACCCTCGCCGGAGCCGGCGATGTTCTGGGCGCAGTCAGCGCAGCGGTCGGCTTGCGGGTTGGCAGCGTCGGTGTGGGGGGTGTCGCCGTCGGCGCTCCAGCAGTCCGGCGCCGAGACGGTGTCCCCGTCGTACTTCTTGGCGTACCAGACGCGGTTGACCTTGGGGGCGGCTTTGACGATGACCACGTCGAGGTAGCGTTCCTCGACCTGGGCGATTTCCTTGCCGCCGACCACCAGACGGAACACGCCGCCCTTGATCGAGATACGGTCGCTGCCGCTGCCGCTGCCGGCCAGGGCCTTGGCGGTGTCCGACAGCTCGCGGTTTTGCGCGAACGCAGGCAGCTTGCTGCCGCCAAAGAGTGCTACTGCATTACCCATTTTGTTTGCTCCTTGCAAGTGGTGGGGTTGGGGGATTTCAGGTCCGGGCTGGCATCATGCCAGTTCCCAGTCGTCAGACAGCATGTCCGACTGCGAGGCCAGCCACGGCACGATCATGCCCTGCGCTGTCTTCATCGTGATGTGGGGCTGCACCCAGGCGCACCCGCCGTTTTGTTCGGCGTACGCGCGGTTGTGTGCGCTCCAGAAGTTCTCGGCGGGGACGACGTTCGCAGGCGTCAGTGACAGCCACATGCCTTTGCCGTTCCAGCCCGCGCGGGTTACGCGATGGCCTGCTTTGAGGGCCTCGATAGCGCTACCGAAACTCAGACCGACAGCAGGGCGGTACGCGCGCTCGAACACACCCGCGGGGGACCAGCTGACATAGCCCGAGAAGCCAGGCACGTTGGCGGCCCCGCCGTCGGTGTACTCGACGAGGAAGCCCGCGTCTGCGGGATTCTCGTTCTCGGGCACCGTCCAGCCCCGCAATTCGTTGTAGGCGCCGCGGGTCATGGCCACGGCATCGATGATCTTCACGCCGATGTGGCGGACCATGTTGGGGGTTTTGTTCATGCTCATGGCAGTCACTTCGCGGTTGGCTTACGGACGGAGATGCTGTACTCGCTGTTGCTCTGCAGCGAAGGCACCACCAGCTTCGGGTTGGCTTCCAGGAAGGTCGCCATGTTGGTCTGCGCGATGCGCTTCTCGAACAGGTCCAAGGCTTCGTGTTGGATGACGAACTTGTTGAACTCGCCCCAATCGGACACGCTGTAGCGCGTCTTGGTGCCCAGCACGACGGTGCCGTGCTCCGTGCGGACAGAGGTCACGCCGGCGGCGCGCATCTGGTCCTTCATGGCCGTCGTGACGGCTTCCATTTGCGCCTCGATCTCGGCGATCTTGCCATCCAGCTCGGTTTGCAGCGCCTGCTTCTTGTCCCGCATCTTGCGGTAGATCTTGGCCAGCTTGTCGAGGGGGATAGGGGTCTCGGCCGGGGCGCCTGCGCCGGCAGTTTCAGTGGTACTCATGGCTTCTCCAGTGTAAATGGTTTGACAATCATATTGCAGTTTTTGGTCAGTGCATAGGCCCTCCTCAAACTTTTATCTCAGACCCAAACAGGTCGACCAGCAGTGAGTGGTCGCTCACGCGGTTGGCCATGGCCTTGAACAATTTGCGCTCGATCGGGCTGCTCTGGATGTGCACCGCGCGCACGCTTTCGGACGTCTGCCCCTTGCGGTCAACACGCGCCACGCACTGGATGTACAGCTCCACGCTCATGAGCGGGCCGTAGAAGATCGCCGTGTCTGCAGCGGTCAGCGTGATGCCGTGCGCGGTAGCCTGTGCCTGCAAGATCAGGACGTCCAGCTCGTCAGTTTCCTGGAAGGTGTGGATGATCTGCCCGCGCTTGGATGCGGACACGTCGCCGTTGATCTGCGCGACCTTGTACCCCTTCTTTGTCAGGTGTTCGGCCAGGGCGTCCATGCTGGAGCGGAACATTGCGAAGATGATGACCTTGCGGGCCGTCTCCTCGATCACCTCCTCCACCACGCGCAGGCGGGGGCGTGCGTCGAACTCCACCACTTCGCTGGCGTCCGTGTACGCCGCGCCGCAGCTGATCTGCAGCAGCTTGTTCACGGCCACGCCGGCGTTTACGGCGCTGATCGTCTCGCCGGCTGTCTGCACGGTCAGCTGTGTCTTGAGCATGTTGTAGTACTTCGCCTGTTGGGGCGTCATCTCCACATCACGCGTCTCGACGACAACGGGCGGCAGGTCCAGGCAGTCCTTCTTGGCGAACCGGATGGCTGGCTGCAGCACGTCGAACACCGTGGCGCGCGCGGTGGGCTTCGGCACCCACTTGAAGTTGGTCACCTTGAGCATGACCTGATCGCGCCACGCGGTGAAGAACTTCGGCACGTTGCTCGGCGCCACGATCTTGGCCAGCCCGTACGCGTCCACCGGCGATTGGGCAGCGGGCGTACCCGTCATCATCCACACCATCGTGTCCGGACGCACCACCGAGGCCAGCGACTTCCATCGCTGCGTCATCGGGTTTTTGTAGGCGTTGGCCTCGTCCACGATGATCAGGTCGAACTTGCCGTTGGAACGCACCTCGTGTGCGATCAGGTTCAGCCCCTCGTAGTTCGTGATGACGAACTCGTAGTCGCCCTGAACCATCTCGATGCGGCGGGAGGCCTTGCTGTGGTGGGCCACGATCGCGCTGCGGTGGATGATGCTGTTGGAGATGTCCCCGAGCCACGCGCTGTGCATGATCGACATAGGGCACAGGATCAACACACGGCGCACTTCCCCGCGCGTCATCAGGTAGTCGGCCGCCCACAGCGCGCTGAGCGTCTTGCCAGTGCCCGGCTCGTTGAAGCAGAACGCGCGGCGGTACAGCGTCAGGAACGACGCCGTCTCCACCTGGTGCTTCATCGGCTGGTAGCGCCCCGGCCAGTCGTACTTGGAGACGATCGGCGATGGGGCTTTGCGGATGCCGATGTTTCGCAGCACGCGCATCTCGTCGAGCCCCCAGTACACAGCCACGAGTGCGCCACCACCTTCGTAGCGCTCGATGACTTTGCTTTTGGGGATGACCTCAAACTTCTCCGGGTGTCGGGTGCGCACGAGCACCGCTTTGTTGTCTACGATTTCCATGTCAGTGGCCGTTGTCGCTCATGTTGGCCTTCGGAGATCGCAGGCGGGTGTTGCCCTTGGTGCTTTTGCCGCCGTCGCGGATCGCCGTCTTGTGGTCGATGTGCTTACCTCCGCGGTCGATGCCGGCCTTGTCGTAGGCGCGCCGCGCGCGCTGGCGCTCGATCTGGTCTTTCGTTTCGCCACGAGCTTTTTCGAGCTTGTACTGGTGCTTGTAGTCACGCTTGCCGTTGACCTGTGTCATCGTGTTCTCCTAGTGGTTGCCGTTGAACTCGCAGGGTGTGTGCGGGCACCACTTTTTGCAGAGCCCGTTTTGCTTCGGGTTCCACACGTCGTGGGCGATCGCGGCTTCGATTTTGCTGGTTCGCTCGCGGTAACGCCACCACCCGTCGTCGAACTGCTCGCGCGTCATCGAGGCCTTGTTCATCGTGCCCGGCACTAGGAACAGCAGCGCTGAGTTGACCTGCCGCAGGTGCGGGAAGTGCGTAAACGCCATGAGCGACATCAGCGACAGCTGGTCAAGGTCCGGATACTTGTTGCCCCCCGTGTTGTGCGTCGGGATCATCCGCTCTGTGCAGAGGAACGTGCGGTCGTTGGAGTCCACTGCGATGCACTGTGTCGGAACACCGGCCACCTCCGTCACGGACACGACGCGGCGTACGGACGAGTTACCCGCGCCCCACTCCGCGGCGATACGGTCCGCCTTTCGGGGGAGTAGAAAGGGGTTGATGCCGACAGGGCGAAAAGACACGGGGTAGGCCGTCACAGTCAGCCCGAACCCAGACTGCTGCGTCGTACTCTGTAGCGGGCGCTGCCCCAGCGTGCAGAGCAACTCGAAGACGCTGTCGGATAGCTGTTTGTCGCACGTCGTGAACACCGCCTGCTTTCGCGTCGGGTTTGCGTTACCGTCTCCGTCCATCAGTCCTCGCAGCAGGTCAAGGCGTTGTTCGTAGCCAAGGCGCAGCATTTGCTGCGGGATGTGCTTGTTTCCGATTACGCCGAGTTGCCGCAGTTGGGGCAACAGCCCCTGCACAGTCCTGGTCGGGCAGGACTTAGAACCGCCGGTAGCCATGTCCACCGCGTACCCGCGGCGCTGGATCTCTTCCCAGACGAACTCGTCGGGCTTCGACACCTCGCCGCTGGTGTGCTTGCCATCTGCAAGCCACAGCCCGAGCACGTAGGGGTCGACAATGCAAGGCGCCTTCGCAAGCGCCAGTGGTGCCGCCACGACGATACGCGACGGACTGGGGGCGTGTTTGTGCGCCTTCTGCCCGACAAGCTCCGTCACCGGAACCACGCGGCCGTCGTGCAGTGTCCACAGATGCTCGTCGTCGCATACAACACGCCCACCATCGTCGAAGCGCACCTCAAAACAGCGCTTGTTTTTTACCTCGGACTTTCCGGTTACGCGGCACAAGTCTCCAGAGGCACTGAAGAGTACGTCGCCAACCGCGACATCGCGCATCGTCGTCCACCCCGTGGGGGTCGGTAGGGGTGTGTCTAGGGCCAGCCCCTTCCAGTCAACGATCCAGGCTCGCAGCCCGTCGTCATCCACCACGAGCATGTCCGCGACGCCTCGCACCCACACGTTCTTGGCGAAGAACTCGCAGGGCTGCAAGTCGCGTGTGACGCCCATGCGGTGCTCAGGCAGCTTGCGCCCGGGCTTGGCCAGCACCGCGTCAACGGTCGGCTTGAACTTGGCGTGCTCCGGCGGGAACGGGGCTTGCCCGAGCGCGTACAACTCGATGGCCTTGTGGACCACGTTGCCGTACTGGGCTTCGGGTGACTCCTTGTAGGGGTACAGCTTGAGCACTTGCGTGGCGTGGTACTGCCGGGGGCAGGTCTCGAATTTCTTGAGCGCGCTGTGGCTCCAGGTGAATGGCTTTTCTTCAGACATCGGTGAACTCCGCCGTTTCGATGAGCTTGTGCAGTCGCTCCGAAAACTGCTCGACGAAGTGCTCGTTCGTGGCGAGCCCGTGCCCCATGTCGCGCAGGATGGCGTGTGTCATCTCGTGCCAGAACGTCAGCCGCATCTTGGACGCGGCGCGCGGCGCGATCTGGATGACGCGCTGCTCGAAGTAGATGCAGCCGAACCCCTTGCGGGGGACGGCCTGCACCATGATGTCGTAGCGCGTCTTACCGACGAGCACGCGGTTGGGGATGGTTGCAGGCATGTGAGTCCTCAGGTTTTGGCCAGGCCATAACGACGGTGAACGCCACCGTCAGCAGCCAGGGGGATCCCTGGCATGTACTTGGGCTCGCGCGTCATCTGCCCGAGCATCCACTCCAGACCTTCGTCTGCTTCCTCGTCGGGGATGAGCGTGATCTGCTCATCGTGCACGGTGCCCACCACAGCGTAGCGGTCAGCCGTGCGCAGCATGCCGTCAGTCATCACGATTCGCGCAGTACCCTGCGTCACGTTGTTGGCGATCTTGCCTGCATACAGGCGTGTCGCGTCGTCCCCGTAGACCCACTCCATTTTCTTGGTGTCCGGGTTCTTCTGCTGCCGCAGGTTGGGGTAGTGCATGCTCATGCCGTTGGGCAGCACGATCTCCTCCTTGCGGAAGAGCAGGCACTTGTGCGTGTACTCCTCGCCGTCCGCGAGCGAGCGCGGGATCAGCTGCTGGAACAGCTCCCACAACCCCACCACTGGCGCTGCCGTTGCTCGGTAGATGTCGATGATGCGCTTGGCCGCCACGCAGTGGATCAGCAGCTCCTCGGTCGTGCAGATGTGGGGGATCTCCATCATCTTGACGACGTTGTCCTTGTACTCCAGGAAGCGCTCGATGTAGGTCTTGTCGACGCCGAGCTTCTTCGCGAAGGCTTTGTCGTAGCGGATCGGCGGTGCGCCGAGGAAGCCCACGAGCAGCTGTCCGGCGAACGAGGCCCACCCGAGCTGGTACCCGCAGTTATGCACGATCAGCGGGCCCGCAGCGGTCAGAATCGTGAAGCGACTACGCGGCCCTGCCAAGGCGATGTCGTAGGTCTGCATTCTCTGCCTCAAGGTCTCGGATGCGCTGCTTGAGCTGTTCAACGTCTCTCGCAGTAATGCGGCGCTTGTTGGACATGTTGACGCTTCGCGAGACGAAGCGCAAGTTCCCCGGAACGTACCCGCGCTCGTTGTCCTGGCGATCGAGCTGTAGCTCCGGCCGATCCCACCCATCGAGGCCGACGAGGTAGCGAAGAAACGCGACACGATCTGCCAACCACGCCGGATGTACTGTGATGCCGCGGCCGCCGTAGTCTGGAAAAGTTGAACTCGCTGGGTTTGTGCACCGAACCACAATCGCGCTGATGCGATCGAGCAGCCGGTCGCGGTGTTCGCGGTCTGGGCAGACTGCAAAGTACCCCCGCTGTTCCCAGCGAGTCTCGACTGCTTTCCGTTTTGCGCAGGTGTTGCACCGTGTCGTGCGTCCGTGTTGTACGTTACTCCGGTGCACGAGCCCCTCCCACCCGCAGCTGCACCGCATTCTGGGCTGGAAGCAACTGGTCCCGTTCGCGTGCTTCTGCCGCTCCCACCCTGTGCAGGTAAGCTCGCCGATGACAGCGCCGACGTCAAAAGGGAACGGTCGGCTAGGACCTCGTGCCACTCCACCCACCCACGTGCCGTCAGGATTTCGTGGTCCGAAGTCGCGCTCACCCCGTGCCTCGTCAGAACATCTCTCTCCCCCTGCTGCAACACGCCTTGATGAGCTACCCATTCCACACCGTCCCAGATGGTATCCGTAAGTTGAACACTGACTATAGGTACCCACCCCCGGCGTGTCAACACCAGCGTATCGGCGCCGAAGCACCCCAGCATGGCGGACTTGGCCGACTGCCGCAGGTCGGGGTGTGTCTCTTTGGTCAGGCCCGGGGTGTTGAACATCTGCGCGCCGAACATCGAGTAGGCGTCCTTCTTCGCGCGGAAGATGTCCAGAAGGTCATCGTAGTCCGCCAGCCACGCCAACACCCGCGGCTCGATCTGCGACAAGTCACCAACACCCACCTTGTACCCCTTGGGGGCCATGATGGCCTTGCGCAAGAACGACCCACGCTTTAGGTTCTGCATGTTGATGGCAGACCCCTTGGCAGCCGTCCAGCGCCCTGTGCCAGCGCCGAAGTAGGAGAGCGGCACAGGCAGCGGCCCGCGCGACGCGATGTCGACGAAGCGTTGTGCCCGCGTGCGCTCGGTGGTGGACTTGACCTTCAGTCGTGCCTCGCACAGCATCGAGACGTTCTCGTCATCACCGTTGAGCATCGCCTGGAACAACGCGTCGGTCTTGGCGAACGCGAAGTTGACCCCCACCGGGTTCGGCGTCTTGGCAGTCGGGCGTTTCTTCTTGGTTGGCGGCTCGACGCCCAGCCCGCGCAGGATCTCGGCGAAGCGGTCGTTGCTGGCCAGATCCCCGTCCGTCACCCCCAGGCGTTGGAGCAGCATTGTGCGGGTCTCTGCCTCTTCCCCGATTGCCTCCTCCAACATCGTGGTGTCCAGCTCCAACAGGGGGCGGGTGTACATGCGCAGGGTCATGTCGACCAGCCGCAGCTCTTTCTTGGGGAAGCGCCACGCTGACTGTTCGTACGCACGCTCGATGTCGCGCGGGCCGCCACCGCCGCAGATCTCGTCGGTTTCGCTGTCGTGGCGCGTGCCGAACATCATCAAGAACCGCTTGAAGATCTCCTCCAGCAGGAACACGTCGTGGTTGCAGTACTCGGCCAGCTTGCGCTCCAGCCCCGGCACGTCTTCAAGATTGAAGACGCCGTCTGACAAGCCGATGGCCGTGCCCTTTGCAGGGAGCCCGAAGTCTTCCGCGATGGCGGCCAGGGAGTTCTTGCCGTGTACGCCACGCAGTGCCCGCGCCATCGACAGCGTGTCGAAGATGAACGCCGGCTGGATGCCGTACCGCCACGACAAGATCGACACGTCGAACTGCGCGTTGTGTGCGACGACGGCCGTTTCGTCCCAGTTGATCGTCTGGAAGATCCGAGGCAGCTCCCCGTGCCCGTACCACTGCGTGGCGGGGGCGTCGTGAGCGAACCACTTCAAGCTGGCCCCGAAGGCCTTGAAGCACTTGGAGCGGACGTACTCCTCGTTGGTCATCTTGCTGAGCGTGTACGCCGTGCGCTGCAGGTCATCGCCGAGCGGGCACCACTCCTGCGGCTTCAGTGCGTACCGGGTCTCGTAGTCGAGTAGCAGGATGCGTTTGAACGGCTGTGCCATCAGTGCACCTCCGTGTGCTGCTGTTGTGCCTCGACGCCGTGCAGATCACCGTTGACGGTCGCCAGCATGTGCTGTACGACGCCCTGCATCTCGTCGTGGTTGAGGTTGAGCGCGTGCACCATCAGCACGCCCTGCACGCGGTCGACGACGCCTGCGACCAAGGCCACGCGGGGCGTCGGTCCGTAGCACTGCATCAGCACGTTGAGCATCTGGCGGAAGTGGTCGCGCTGCTCCTGTGGAGCCTGCTCCATCCACTCGGAGAACGCGTGCTCGACTTCGTTCATTTTCATCGCCGTCTTCAGGTCGGGGTTGTTGGCTTCGTCCATTTACTTCTCCAGTTTTTTGCCGCGCTTGCGCACGACGGGTTGGTGTTCGTTTTCGATCGTCGTCGCCGGTCGAACGAACCGGTCCGTGGATGCCCACGAAATTCTTTTGGCAATGTGCAGCGCGCCGCAGTCAAGCGCGTCGAGCAGCGTCTTCACGTCCGCCATGTTGTCTTCGTCGACGACCGCGGCGACGCCGCCGGCGGCGCGGATGGCGTCGATCTCGCCCCACTGCAGCGCAGTGGGCCCCCGCTTTCCGTACGACGAAGTGATCGACTTGGCCTCGATGCCCAGATAGATGCTGCTGACACACAGCGTGAAGTCCAGCTGCCCGCTGGCGCCGAACCCACCGGTGGTGGGCTGGCGGTAGAAACGCCCCGCAAGCAACTCGCGAATGCGCTTTTTGACCTTGGCTTCCGGGGTGTCAGACACGCTGATTCTCCGCGTCGGAGCGCATCTTCTGCTCCTCGTGCAGGATGGCCATGCCGATGTACACGAGCGCGCCGCGCATCTCGGTCAGGAAGGCCTCGCCGTGGCGCGTGCTGGCCGCTTCTTCGAGTTTCTTGGCTGCCTGCCCCGTGAGGAAGCCGCGGCCGTGCATGCGGGCGTAGTGGGTCCACGGCTGGTCCAGAAAAGGCGTCTGCGCGCCGCCGTGGCGCACGCCTTTGCCGAACATGGCCTGGCGCACAGCACCCTCGAAGACGTCGGCCAGGGGATGTTCTTGCACAGCGACGTCTTCATCTGTCATCACACGTTCAATGGTCATTTGCAGTTCCTTTGTTGAGTAGTTTGGCCAGGCGCTTGCGGTCCCGGTAGTTCCGGTTGCGCTCGGCGCCGGTGAGCTTCTTGCGCGGTGCGTCTGCACCTGCGCCGAAGGTGAACACGGGGGTCTGGTCACGCCCGAGCGTGTCCTCGACCCACCCCGTGATGTGGACCACGCCCTCCTTGTGGAGAGCATGCACAAGCCGGGCCGCAGTGGTCTCGTGAACCCCCGTTGCCTCGACGATGTCCGCGACGATGACGCGCGGATTCCCCACGAAGTGCTGTACAGCTTTCGCGAAGACGATCATGGTAACGCTTCTCGGAGCGTCATGTGGTCGGATTGGCACCGAAGACTCCTTTTTTTCCGTCAGGTGGTGGGCAGTGCTCGGGGGGCACGACGACGGCCCATACACGCGCCCAGTGGTTGGTTGCAGGGTTGCGCACCCACCGGTCAACGTACGCGTCGGGCATGGCCTGCAGTGCGACCTTCACTGCTTTCTGGTCGACGTTGGCGTACTGCACCAGCTCGTACTCTGGAACCCCGTCCGCGGCGGCCCGCAGTTTTTCGCGCAGGCGTAGCGTCAAGCGCATACTGCGACCCCCAGGTGGCGCCCGAGATCGAACACCGACGATGGCGCGTTCACGACGGTCGGCACCGCGTGCAGCGGGGCGTCCTTGTCTTTGCGTTTGCGCCGCCAGGTGTCCGTGCGTTGCGTGGCGGTCTTGGCCACGGGGTACGGCGCGTCGAGAGAACGCCCGAGCGCCCACACGGCAGACGGCTTGGCCATCTTCACCTTGCGCCGCCACGCGATGACGAAGACCACCTTGCCTGCGTGCAGCTCGTTGATGAATTCGCGCACCGTGTCGTACCGGATACCGAGCTTCTCGGATATCTCGGCGATGGTGTAGCGCTCTTCCATGAGTAGCCCAAGAATCTCGGGGATGCTGCGGCGGATGTTTGCTGCAGGCATCAGTCGGCCCCCCTCATGAACCCCGTAGGCAAGCGCGTCGCGTTCTTGCTACGCGCGGTCGCGAAAGCAATAGCCTTGTCCATGTCCTTGACCGTGATCACGTCCATCTGCGCATCGTGCAGCTCCATCAGTTTGTTCAACGCCTGGATCTCAGGACCCGTGGGGACGAAGCGAAGCACCTTTGCAGCCCGCAGCGCAATACCGATGATGGCCATGCGTCCCTGCGTAGCGACTTCTTCGTAGCCCTTACCGAAGCCCCCGCTCTCCATCAGTGCGTACGTGATGTTGGACATGGCCACGAGCATGTCCATGTCTTTTTTCGTGGCGTGCCCCGCCAGCAGAGCGGCCATGGCCGCACTGTTTTTCAGCCGCACGTCCAGGAGGTAGCCGGTGTGGCTGGCCACCGGCCGGATGTTCTCGCCCACCACGACCAGGGTGTTGAGCTTGGGCTTCGGCTTGTAGGCCTTGCGCGGTTTTTTGGTGCCTGGCATCAGCTCACTCCTTGATCCCGTGGGCCGCAAAATCAACGATCGTCAGCAGTTCCTTCGCGGTCAAAAGAATCTGTGGCGCATCGTAAGGCTGCGAGCGCCCGTAAACGTACTTCGCCAGGTTCCACATAGACTCTTCACTGAGCGGCTGCGGCTTGGCCTGCGGTGCTGATAGCTTTGCCTCTGCTGTCTTTGCACGCTCGGCCCACTCATGGATCGCGTCAATGTGCGCTTCATGCAACGTGCACTGCTGCACCTGCGTTTCCCCATCCCAGCGGCAGTTGCAGGTGGTTAGCGCCTGCGGTGCTGGCGGGGCGGATGCGAGCGATTCAGTCCAGTTTTCAATTGCTGGATTGTTCAGCGTCAGTCTGCGTTTCTCAGCAAATTGAACAAGTGCATCTACTGCCGGTGTAGCCCACTCGTTCGCACCAAATGCAATGGGCTTTTCCATGCTGGTCAGGTGCCCAAGGAAGTCGTACAACGCACCAGCGATCAGATCAGCCACATCCGGCACACCCTGCGACTCGAACGCCGCCACCTGATCGCGCAGCATGCGGTTGCTCGCAGAAAGCTCCCGCACCAGGTCGCGCAGCTGTGTCACTTCCCGTACGGTACCGGCGGGATCCGCGTTCGACTCCATGTCGTGGACGTAGCGGCGGATCGGTTCTGGCAGCGCGTTGATGTTCTCCGCGGTGGGCAGCCAGTCCGCGGGCACTTGCCCCGCGTTGAAAGCCTGCTCCAGCAGCTCACAGACGGCCGCGAAAGCGTTCACATCGTTGTGGCAGTGCTTGTACAGGATCGTCGTGCCAAGCGGCACCCCGACGCCGTCGATCTTGTTCTCTTCGTCACGGGTGCTGCAGAACCAGGTGTCGAACGCGGTGGTCATGGTGTTTCCTTTTTGGTGGGTGCCGGCCGCTCGCACGGCAGGCGGAAGTGCTCAAACAGGTTGCACACGGCGACCTGCGTGTTGAAGCGCCCTTTGGCGGCGTGCAGCTGCTTGACGAGGCGCTCGATGGCGGGGAAGTCTTGCAGCCGTTCGCGCTCGCGCTGGGCGAGCAGTATTTCGCAGGGCTGCGCCCGGCCGTCTTTCAGGCCGGGGTCGTCCCCGCAGTGGTTGAGGCAGTCGCAGCTCATTGCGCCCCCACTTCGGTCGGCACGTCCTTGCAAGTGCGGTGCTTGCCGCTGCCCGTGCACTCCTGGTGCACGTTGGTCGTGGCCGTCTGCTTGCCATCACAGCGCGTGAAGTACAGCCACCGGTCTTGCGGCTTGAACGCGTAGACCGTGCACCCATCATCGGAGCGACTGACGGGGCGCGGCTTGGCGTCGGACACGCGTTGCGCTTGTTGCTGGCGGTCGATCTCGGCGTGGTGTGCGGCGATGTCCTCTGCGAAGTAGACGAAAACACCCGCACAAAGAGCCAGCAGCCACGCAACTGCGTACGCCTCGAACTTGAACATAAGCACGGCCAGCACGACCATCCCCGCCGCCATGACGTATTCGTCGACCATGTCAGGCCCCCACCATTGCGTCGACGGCCTCCAGCGCACGCTGCTTGAGCTGCGCACCGGCACCCCACTGCGAGGCAACGAAGCGGTTCTCGTCGGTGCGCGCGCGGACCCAGTGGTCGGCGTACTCGGTGAACGCATTTACGAAGCCCCAGGCTGTGCCGTACACACCGTCTTCCTTGGCGCCCATGCCGGTCTTGGTGAACAGCTCCATGACCTTGTTGAACCCGGCACCGGCACGCACCTTGTCCTGCTCGCCGCCGATGACGCTGACCGCCAGGTTCTCGGCTTGCTCCAGCTTGATGTCGGTATTGGCCAGCGCCTCCAGCCGCTTGACGAAGCTGTCGAACACGAGGTTGTTGAGTCCCATGTACTCCTTGACCTTGACCGGGTCGAACACGGAGCGGTGCGAGACGCGCACAGCAGATGCTTCCCCCTGCGTCAGCGCGATGGCCAGGGTGTTGCGGCACACCACACGCTCGGTGACCCGGCGCACGTCGGTGGCCAGCGACCCGTCAGCGCTGGTGCTGATCAGCAGGAAGCCGCGCAGCTTGTCGCCGATGGACGCCGGCGCGGCCTCGCCGAACTTGGCCGTGGCCCAGAAGCGCTTGCCGCCGTAGATGGTGCCCGCGGCGCTCAGCTCCAGACCACCGGCGTGCGCGATGTCGCGGAAGAACTCCAAGACCTCGGCCGGCTGCACGACCTTGTACTTGTCCGACACGATGCCCAGCGCGTCTTTAGTGTCGCTGCGCATCAGCACGTGGCTCTCGGGGATCTTGCGCACTTCCCACGGCTGCGGCTCGTGGCAGGTGGCGTAGCGCACTTCGGCGCGCTGGATGGTCCAGTCCATGCCGGCGGCTTGACGCCAGGCGTCCAGGTTCTGGCCGGGCTGCATCGCGGTGCCCAGGCCGTGCCACGGCATGCCGTCGCGCTCCAGGTAGGCAAATTCGACTTGGCCGTTCTTGCGGGTGGTGAGTTCGTGAGACATGGTGCTACTCCAGTTGGTTGTGAAAATCGTTTGTCCAAAGTTTAACAAAATCCGTGACGGTGTTCAAGCCGTCACGGCTGCGCGCCGAAGCGCGGGGGTCAGACGTACAAACGTCCGGTCCCGTGGGCGACGATGGCCACCGACTTGGCCGCGGAATCGTCACCGTTGCACAGCCGGCACTTGATGCAGGTCGACTTGAAGCCAGCCTCGGCGCTGGCCGGGCACAGCACCTCGTTGCGCTGTAGCTCACTGGCCAGCCGGATGATGCGGAACGTGCGCTTGCCCTGCGCCCACGCCGTCTGCGCCTGGGCCAGGTTGTCGGCGCTGGTCATGCACAACCCGCCCGGCGCGGCGTTGTGGGTGTAGCCGGTGTGCCCGGCCGCGTGCTGCAGCAATTTGCGCCAGACACTGGTCGGCACGGCCGCCGGGTCGCCGTAGGTCCCCAGTCGCACGAACCGCCCGCGCCCGATGTCAGCACAGTCCGCTGCGCCGGCGATGGGGTAGCGGCCGCGCTGGAAGGCCCGCCAGACGTTCAGAACGCCTTGGTCCAGGCGGACGTAGCACACACGGCCTTCAGCCAGGCTGCGGGCCGGATCGAGCGTGGGTGTGCCGCGCAGCTCACAGTCACCGCAGATGCTCACGTCCTCGCCCAGCTTGTTGGCCTCGCGCGGGTCGATGTCGCTGCGCATGATATATGTCTGCAGCATGTCGCCGGTCTTGCGGTTGCTGCTGCCCCAGACGGCGGTGACGAAGATGGGTTGCTTGTCGATCTTGGATGGGCCGGTGTAGATGATGGATCCGGGCATGGTCAGTTCTCCGTGTTGACGTTGGTGGGTGACGTGCTCGTCAGCACGTGCGTGATGTACACGTTGGTGTACTCGTAGCCGGCGACAACGTCTGCCTCCGGGGTGTCTTGGTCACGACGCACGTCGTTGATGAACGCCTGCCGAGCGTCGACCTCTGTCGTGTGTTCGTAGTCGCGCGCGTGGTCCTCGTCGTCGCCGTGCGCGCGGCCGATGATCACGATGTAGTTGTGGTAGACGGCCATCTCAGTTCCTCCAGAAACGGAATTGCTCCGTGAGTCGCTCGCGCACCGCCTCGTCCACCGCTTGCGGAAGGTTGGCTGTCATCGCGTTGACGAGCGCCTCGACTTCTTCGCTGATATGCGCTTGCACCGCGTGTACGTCCAGCCACCATTCGTCACTCTGGAACGCTGACTCCGGCGTCTGGGGCTTCGCCTTCTGCACCTTATGCTCGTGCTGCACGCGCAACACCTTGAGCACCTTGGCTCGCACGGCGGCGTCGCGGATGCACTCGAACAGGCGCACGCACACCGCGCTGATGGTGCCCTCGCACTCCAGCTTCATGTCGGTCAGCCAGACCTGGGCCTTGGCGTAGTTGGTTCGTTTCGTAGCCATCTCAGTTCTCCTTCTTGGGTTGATGCAAATTGATGTAGATCGCACAGGTGGTGTCGCTGGCCAGGCCCTGGCCGCCGAAGCCGTGCTCGACACGAGAGCGCACCGATGCCCACCACTTGGCCGCGCGCTGCGAGCTGTAGGCCTGCCAGCGCTGCGTCGCTGGGTCGATGAGCATGGCCGTGCCGTCGGCGTTGACGGCCACCACGTGGTTGGCGTGCTTGATCAGCTTGACGGGCTTGCTCACAGCGCACCCCCTTCCGTGTCGTCGGCGGGCACATGCTCGATGGTGTACCGCGGGTGTTTGCGGACCCACTTGCAGTCGACAACGCCGGGGTAGACGATGCGGTCCCCCAGATCAATACGCCCTGTGCTGCCATCGTGCAATGGGGGCTCGCCCCCGCGCACTACGCGGGTGTCGCCTCGGAAGTCCTCCAGCTTGTCGCCGATGCGAACGGGGCGGCCGTCGGCCGTCAGGAGTTCCCATTCCTGCGTCTCGACCGCCCGCAGGTGGCTGAGCGTGGCCATCGCCCGGGCAGTGCTCTTGGCGTCGTCCAGGTCGTTGGTGAAGTAGTCGGCGTCAGGTTGGGCCTTGCCGTAGACGTACAGCCGGCAGCGGTACTCGCTGTAGATCGTGCTGAGCCGCACGTTGACGATGCGCTCGCCGTGCTGTTCGGTGTGCAGGACTTTTCCGTAGGTCATGTCAGTTCTCCTTCAGTTGTTGGTGACTCAGCTCGTCTTCTTGGCACGCACGTCGATGCGGAAGTAGCCCGCCGTCGGCGAGGTGTACGCCACGATCTTCTGCTTGCTCGGCTTCAGGCTCATCGCCAGGGCCTGCCAGTCGGTCTTGGTGCCGCCAGCAACCTCGGCCACCGTGGCACGGTAGAACGCGCTCTCGTAGGCACGCATGCCGTGCGTGATCAGGATGTCCTTGCACGCAGCTTCTTCTTCCTTGAGCGCTGCGATGGCGCTCTTGATGTAGGCCAGGCGGTCGACGGCTTGCTCGGGCGTGAGCACGTTGTCCACGGCATTGGCCGGAGCGTTGGCGATGGCGGTGTCGATGGCTTCGTTGAAGGTGGTGTTCATGTTGCTTCTCCAGTAGGAAAGAAAAAGGGGCCGAAGCCCCGAGTACCGCAGGACCGCTGCGGCGCCGGTGTGTGAGCGACGCTCACAGTTCTGTCAGTTGGGCTTCACTTGCTCGTAGAAGTACGTGCCCGGGCCGTACGTCGTGCGCAGTTCCGGGAAAGCCCTTTGCAGACGGGCGCTGTTGCTCAAGTCCGCAACTTGCAGTGCGGACCCGAGGTGCTGAACGAAGCTGCCGCCGAAACTTCGCATGGCCCGCGTGGTGTACAGCAGCTCGTCGCCGCGCAGCACCGTCGGCTCGGGGTCCGGCACGGCCACGTCGATCGTCATGCAGTCGGTGCAGTCGGCCTTGCGTTGCGCTTCGCTGCGCGTGTCGCCGCGGGCGGGGCCGCAGTTCATGGTGCATTGCTTGCGCACTTCCGTAGTTGCTTCCGGCTCTTCGACTTCCGTCTCGACTGCCGTGTTGAAGTGCGTACCGCAGTCATCACAGACCTTGTCATCGAACGTGCGCACGTCGTCCTCGTCGTTCATCATGACGTAGGCGTCGTACATCACTGCGCCACTGCCGCACTTGGGGCAGCGGTAGATGGTCTTCTTCATTTCACTTCTCCGATGGTGTTGTCGACGGCTTCGAGCGCGCCGTCGTAGCGCATGCGGTAGTTCACCGGCTGGTCGGACTCGACCACGCGCCACTCGACGACGAGCATCCAGCGACCCATCAGGTCCTTGGCCGAGCGCTCGGCTTCGTCCTTGGTTGCGAAGGCCAAGTTGTTGGCGTAGAACTTCGGGTCGCTGCCCGTACGGACTTCAGGTTTCCAGCTCATGGGTGCTCCTTCATTTGGTGGCGCTCGCCGCGCCAGTTGCAGTCGAGACACCCAGCCTTGGCGTCGCTGTCGTGCGCCTTGACCATGTGGCAGTAGTGCTCGCCGGTGTTGACCATGACCGCCTGCTCATGCGTGCTGAACACCCGCGCGCTGTCGCACTCTGGGCACCGGCTCGTCGGCTCTGGTTTTTTCTTCGCCATCAGTCTTCTCCTTCAGGCCTTGCACGGCCACTTGTCCGCCCAGGCTTTCGCCTCGGCCATGTCGGCGCAGTTCAGAGCACGTGTGCCATCGTCGGGGATGGCCCGCACGTAGTCGACGTCTTGCTTGGTGGGGGTGCGGGGCACCCACCGCTGTGTCGACTTGTCGAGCCGGCAGTCTGTGCCCGGCAGGTAGTGCGTCTCCAGCGTGTAGCCTCGGTAGCGCATCAGTCTTCTCCTTTCAAATGCGGGTACGCCCGCTCCAGTGCCGCCACGTAAGCAGCGTCGTTGGCCATGCCCCGGAGTTCCAGGTTGCTGTAGTCCTGCGCCAGCATGTGTTCGCGTCGAACTCGGGCCAGCTCGGCGTCGTAGGCCGCGTCTTCATCACGCAGCGCACACAGCCGCTTCTCCAGCAACTGCACGCCGTGTCGTGCACGCTTGCCCGGCTCCATCCAGCAGTCCGTGCCCGGCCAGTAGTCGACGCGGCGCTGAATGCGGGGGAACGTGATGATCAGGTGCGCCCCGCCGTTGTGCTCGGTGAAGCCCACGTTCAGACGACGCAGCCAGTCAGGCGCCTCGGCGCGCTTTGTTGCGGCTTCGGCCTGACGGAACTGTCTGAGCGCACGGTAGTCGTCGATGGTGTCGCTCATCGGTCCACCCCCAGCGTTGCGGCCACGTGCATGATGCGCTCTGGAAAGAAGCTGCCGGCCTTGGCCAGGCACCACGCTTGGTCCATCCACTCGACGTGGCGCGGGTCGTCGAGGTCTGGCGTCTCGCCCAACGTCTGCATCGCGTCCAGCATGGCTTGGTTTGCGTCGCAGATGTCATGGCTGCGGCAGATCCGGGGGTCCGACTCCTCTGCATTGGCCTTGCGGATGTAGATCACACCGAACTGGGTGTTGGTGTAGTTGCGAACGATCTGGTCCGTGAAGGCCAGCGCCAGATCGAGCACCGGGGTTTTGCTTCCGGGCTTCATGTCAGCTCCTTATGAACACCACGATTACCCACACCACGAGAACAGGGAACACGATGTGCTCCCCGATCGCCTTGATGACTTCGACGTCCATGTCAGTGACCTCCGATGTACTTGGTTGCTTGTCTGCGGCACGCGGCCGCGCTGTCGGTGTAGGCGTAGTCGTGCGCCATCTCGTTGAAGGTGGCGAACGTCTTCCACTTGTTGTCGACCAGCTCCTGACACTCGATGGTCAGGGGGTCCGTCTTGATGCGGCGCACGTTTGGCCCGTGCTGCTCGATGAGGTCGTAATCAGATGAGCTCATCGGGCACCTCCACTTCCTCGCCCAGCTTGCTCACCACGTAGCAGCGGGCGGCGGCGATGAGGGAGGTTGGTCCCTCAACGGCCACCAGCGGCACTGTCCGGCTCTGGGCCTCCCAGTCGCGGTCACAGGCCAGTGTGCTGATCTTCTCCCGCTCGATGACCGGCCACATCTGGGCCGCGGAATCGGTAAAGGCGCACACCGTGCGATACACACCTGTCTGCATCAGGATGAACCACTCACCCCCACCCTTGCTGTACTCGTGCAGGCTCGGGGCGCGGCCCTCGCACACCGCCACCAGCCAGTCGAGCTGGCGGTTTGTGGCTTCACTGACTTTGATCTTCTGCATGTCATAGCTCCTTCATGAGGTCGATGAGTTCTTGCAAGTTGTGGCACCGGGGGGTGCCCTCAACAGGGTCGTTCCACGTCAGGATAGACGCGCGTTTCTGCACATGGCCTGCGCGCACCAGCTCGACGTGATCCCACTGCGTGCCTCGCTTCTGCACCTCGATGTAAGGCGCGTCCACGTAGGCGCCGGCGGCGCGCTTGGCCAGCGTGCCGCCCGGGTAGATCACCAGCCGCGCGCCGCTGATGTGGTGCTCGATGTCGAACTGCTTCATGGCAGCACTCCGCGAGCGAACAGGCCCTCGACAGCCCGCGTGTGCTCTTCGGACAGTAGGTTGAACACCCGCGCCCCGCCCATCTGAATCATGTCGATGGCGTCCTGCAGATCGCAGGCGTGCTGTTCCAGGTCTTCTTCGTGGTCCTCGGGCCAGGCGACGATCAGAAATCGTTGGGTCATCTCACTCTCCTTTCTTCAGCCCGCTCGGCTTGTACATCACTGCCAATTCGTAGCTGCGTGCGAGATCCGCGCGCAGTGCCGCTATTAACTCGTCGGATAGGCCGTCGCGTATCAACACCGGGGAGAACAGCTCCCGGCCGCCGAGCACGGTCATCGTGACGACAACCCCCGACAGCGCAAGGCTTTTGGTGCTCGCCTTGTCAAGCGCTTTGTCTGCGAAGTGGTAGACGTATGCGCTGCCAGCTTTGGCCTCGCGCAGCTGACGCTCCAGCACGAGGATCTTGTTCGCTTGTTGGTCTTTGGTCTTGCTCATGGTGCTTCTCCAGATGTGTGAGCTGTGCTCACGGTTTTGAATTGCCGCAGGACCGCTGCGGCGCCGGTGTTACGCACGCGCCGCCGGCGCGCAGTGCTTGCGGTAGAACGCGATGTTGCTGCGGCACGCCTCACGAACGTGCTTGCTCTCGTGCCGTCGCCGGTACGTCTCGCGGATCGCAGCGAGTGTCCCGTCGATGTACCGGCGATTGGTCTCGTCCCACATTTCCTGGAAGGGGGTCTTCATGTCAGCTCTCCAACGCCAACTCGCCCTGCTTGGGCTCTGCGTCAGCAAACCCCTTGAGGGTGTGCTTGGCTTCGCTCTCCGTCAGGTCAATGCCCAAGTACCCCCAACATGCATCGATCTCTTCCTCTTCTCCGCCGCGCGTGTCCACGATCTGGATGCCGTAGCACTCCCCCTGCAAGTACAGGGCGAACTCGTCGACCACCGCGTCGATGTACTGCTCCGCGCGTTCCTTCTGCTGCTTGCTCAGCCGCTTGCGCCCCCACTCGCGCAGCGCGTCCTCGTGGGTCATGTAGGCGAACCCGCTCTGGCCGCTGTCCCACGGGCAGTGGAACGGGTTCACGCGCAGGCGCTTCTTGCTGTCGCCCGCGACAGGCTTGCCCGTGCTGATCGTGGCGCCGCTGTGCACGTAGGCCCACACGGGCACGCCCACGTACTTGCCTGAGCGAATGCCGTCGCGGATCTCGTCGAGTCGCTGCTTCGACACGTTCTCCGTGCCCAGGCAGTGGCGCGAACTGCTGTAGGCGATCTTGACGATGTCGTCCTCGGGAGCCTGGGGGTCGTTGTCGTAGACGATGCGGGCTTCCAGACCGGGCACGTCGCAGGTGATGGTCTTGGCGATGTTGTCCATTTGCTTCTCCAGTTGTGAAGGTGTGAGCTTTGCTCACGGATTGCCGCAGGACCGCTGCGGCGCCGGAATTACTGACACTGGTCGGTTCAGCGCCCGCCGCGTGCGAACGTGGTGCCCGGGTAGCGCTCGGCCACCTCGCGCTTGGCCTGCTCGTAGGTGTGTGCGCGCACGTAGATGCGCACGCCCATGGCCGGCGCGTGCGGGTCGTCGCCCTGCCCGTCGTTGAACGCGCAGTAGACGTACCCGGCCTTGGCGCTGGCACCCCAGTACGTGTCGTCTGGGCCGTAGTCGCCGTCGATCAGGTTGACGCGCTGGCAGCGCAGGTTCGTCAGCGGCCCCTCGACGTTGTCGACCGCCCCCAGCGGCGCGCCGCGCGAGCAGTTACGCATCTTGGTGCGCAGGATCTTGTTGATGTTCACTTCGGCCACATCAGGTCCTCAGTTCGTTGATCTTGAAAACGATGCCCGGGATGTCCGGGTGGCACGGGTCGACCCGTGTGAGGTGCGCGAGCGCGGTCTCGTAGTAGCGCAACTTGCACAGCTGCCAGAGTTCTCGGTACAGGTCTATAAAAGCCACGGGGTTCTCCAATGAAAAAGGCAGCCGTAGCTGCCTTGGGTTATGTGAGCAGCGCTCACAGTTTTTGCTGATCGATGATCGCTCGTTCGAGCATCTCGACGCACTCGACGATGTCTTCATGCAGGTAGTCTGGCAAAGACACCTTTGCCACCAGGCTGGCCGACTCCAGTGCCGACAGTGTGCGCATGAGCTTCAGCATCTCTGGGAGCGTCATAGAACTCCCCACAGCACACCAATGACCGCGATGGCCGCGCAGAGCCAGATCAGCGCCGCAATCAGGTTGAGCATCAGCGAGTCGGGCGAGCAGGTGCAGGGCCGGCGCCCCTGGTTGCAGGCACACATCGCTGCCCCCATTCTTGCTGCGCACCTCGTAGCACGCCACCTCCCACTCGGCGCGGAAGTCCGCCATCGCGCTGCGCTGGAACTCGTCGGTGCTGAACCGCGGGCGTTTGTAGGCGTCGATCGCCATGCGTTTGCCCAGCGTTGTGGCTGTCGGCAGGCTGATGATCTCGCTCAGTGTGACGCCCGTTTGGCGGGCCTTCATGATCGTCTCGGCGAGATCTCCGATGACCTTGCAGTCCTGTGCTTGCGCTACGGTGGCGGTCAGTGCCATGGTGATGGCGATCAACAGTCGGTTCATTCGTCTTCTCCTTCAGTGGGTTCGGGGTAGTCCGGGTCGCGCGGGTCCGGGTGGTTGAGCAGCTGGCGCTGGTAGTAGCGACGCGCTTGTCGCTCCGCGAGCAAGTCTGCCACATCATCGTCACAAAAGTCAATCATTTGACACACCCGCATGTCCTGCTGGCCGGCTGGTTCAGGTACGGGCACTTGGCGTGTGTGCAGACGGGCGCGGCCAGGGCTTCGCGCACTTGTTGCAGCGCAGACATGCGCCACGTGGGCCCAGGCGTCAGCCGTTTGTTAATGCTGCACTCCAGTTCCGCAAGTACAGGCTCTGCAGCCAGCAAGGCGGCACGCATGCGCTTATCGTTTGGTGTCATTGATTTCCCCAGTTGGTTGTGTGCCGGCATGGCCGGCGGGTTGTGTGCCGGCATGGCCGGCGGGTTGTGTGCCGGCATGGCCGGCGGGTTGTGTGCCGGCATGGCCGGCGGGTTGTGTGAGCCGTGCTCACAGTTCGATCTGCTCGGGTGCCCATGTGGCGGCGACGATATTGGCCGTACCCGGGTACTGCAGTGCCTTGACGCACGTTTTGTCCCCGTCGGTGTCTGCCAGAACCTTGGCACGGAACTCTGCCAGCGTGCCGCAGAAGCAGCCACTGCGCACGATGATGCCGCTCTCGGTGTTGAAGAAGTACGTTGTCCGCTTCGCAGTTCCGATGCCGCCAACGGAGATGAGGGGGTGGCCCCGTCTGGCTTTGTGCGCGCCCTCGAAGCTGCACCCTTCTGCGAAGCTGCACCCTTCTGCGAAGCGGCCCCATGCTCCGAAGCTGCACCCTTCTGCGAAGCTGCACCAGGCTCCGAAGCTGCACACTTCTCCGAAGCTGCACCCTGCTGCGAAGCTGCACCCTTCTGCGAAGCGGCCCCATGCTCCGAAGCTGCACCCTTCTGCGAAGCTGCACAATTCTCCGAAGCTGCACCCTGCTGCGAAGCTGCACCGTGCTCCGAAGCTAGAGACGGCTGTGTAGTCTCCGGGCGGGCACTGCCGCACCCCGTAAACGACGGGCAGGGCGTCGAACTCTTGCTGCGTGAACTTTCTCATTGATTTCTCCAGTTGGTTGTGTGCCGCAGGACCGCTGCGGCGCCGGTGTGAAATGTGTGAGCGACGCTCACAGTTCTGCCAGTTCTCGGTCCAGATCGTCCGCCCCGTCGACACCGGTCGCTCTGTGCGCACCGGACGCACGCAGCTGTGCCCCCATGGCCGCGTGGCGATCTCGCAGCCACGCCGTGGCGTCCTCGTGGGCCTGCTGTGCGTCGCTGCCCCGTGCCGCCGCCGCGCGGGCGTAGGGGTGGACATACGGCCGCAGCGGGTCGGCCAGCGGGTACTGCCGGTCAGGGTCCAGTAGCAGGGGCACCACGCGCATGCGCCGAGCCCTCGTGCGCAGCTCCAGCGCGTTGTACAAGGTCTGGAGACTCGCCAGCTCGCCTTCGGGTAGGTAGTCGGCCCAGCGGCTCTCGGGCAGGCACACGCTGGCCCAGCGGATTGCCGGCGGCAAGGTCTTGGGCGGCCGGCCCACGGGGCGCTCATTGGTGGTGTTGGTCTGCCAGTGCTCGCTGCGTGCCTCGCGCAGCTTGACCACCCATGCCCGGTCTGCCCGCGCCGTCTCGTCGCGCATGCCCCATTCGAGCGCGACACGGGCGATGCCGATCACGCTGCGGTAGATCGACAGGAAGGTGAGCAGGGCCGCGTTCTGCTGCTCGTCGGGGTAAGGCTTCTTGTCCAGGTACTGCTGCACGGAGCGCAGGCGTGCCAACTCGTGGTTCAGGCTGGCCAGGGCGTGCTTGTAGGGGGCAGCCCACATCTTTTTGTGGTGGGCGCGGGCGGCGCGGCTGATGAGGGTGCGTTCGCGCGCCACGACCTTCTCTTGCAGCCCGGCGGGGGCGTAGGCGCGATAGGGGGAGATCCGGCCTTCGTCCACGGCGCGGGTCAGGTCAGCGCGGCGCATGCGGCTGGGCGGCGGTTCCTTGCGCTCACGTTTGCCCGCCGTGGTGCAGTCCAGGCACTCCTTCCACTCCTGTACCTGCCGCAGCTTGGTGCCGTCGTCGTTGGCCAGCCCGGGCTTGGGGTTGGATCGGTAGCGGACATGCTCGAACGCCTTGACGGGGAGCAGACGGTGGCACGTGGTGCACACGCGGCCGTACTTCACGGGGACCACGTCGGCTTCGTGGAAAGTGTGATCTTCGCTCACAGTAATCCTTTTTCAGTATGGTTTTCGGATGGGGGGCTTGCCATGCAAAAGTGTACTGCCGGAACCCACATAAACACTGGGGTTCCGGCAGTTTTACCGGGGCTATCCAAGATTTTCCCCATATCAACATCCCAAAAGATACAGCTCAGACTTTTTCTTTTTTCCCCCAAAGCCGCAGAGCCGGCAAAGTGGATGAAGTCAAAAAAGTTCTCTTACTACTATATCTAATATTTAGTATAGATAGTAGTAGTAGTAGAAACCCGCCAACGCTAGTGTTTATGCGGGTTCCAGCGTGACAGGTGCTTCGCCACGGCGTATATCTTAGGGGGCACGTATACGCCAAACGCGTTTCTTTGCCTCTTTTTTAAGCAGAGCGCACGACGTGTGCGCGCCGTGGGTGGGCGTTGAAGACCGGCACGAACTGTGCGGCGGGGTCGAACATCTGCGCGAAGGCCGCGTTGACGCTGGCTTGATGTGCGGGGCCGGACACAGGGACCGCGACCAAACGGGTGGCCATGGAGAAGGCGCGCCAGGGTTGCGGGCGGCTGCTTGTGCGCGGCAGCGAGAGGGTGTGGGCAGCAGCGAGACGGGTGTACTTGGTCATGATGGTTCTCCAGAATGTGTGAGCCGCCCTGACGGGCGGAGCACGGAATGTGAGCATCGCTCACATTTTGTAGGTCGGACATCGACCCACTCCACAAGGCAGCACGCTGCCCTGCAGGGTGGACCCCGGCTTGTGCCGGGTGAGATCAGATCATGCCCAGCACTGCGAGTGCAGCGATGGCAATGAGACTGGCGACGATGACGATCTTGTCGTGGTGGTGCATGGCGGCTCCTGTCAGGCAATGAGCCGGTCCCAGCGCAGCCCGGCCAAGGACGCAGCAACGCACAAGGCGCCGCCGAGCATGGACAACGGGGCGCTGGCGAAGGTGAAGCCCGCGACGGTGGCCGCGCCCCCTAGGATGAAGAGCAGCAGTGCGAGCAGCCAGAGGGTGATGAACTTGACGGACATGATGGGCCTTTCAGTACAGGGTGTGGAGGAAACGGATGCGGGCGGCGATGCGCCGGAGCGGGGTGTAGATTCCCTGCGCCCGTTCGTAGGTCAGGATGGCATGCGCAACCCGTTTGATCCGTCGAGGGTCGCCGTTCTTCTGAGCGCGCAGATCGGCGCGGCGCAGCGTTGCCACTTGGTGGGCGGGATATTTGTGGTTCACGGGGTTCTCCAGAAAGTGTGAGCAATGCTCACGGTTTGCGGCGGCTATATCACCAGCGGTTATAAGGATTCGCTTTGACATACCTATGTGGCGCCGCTGTCCCGAACAGCGCGAAACCGCGCGAACGGAACAGCCCCGCACCAGATACTTGTCGAAGTCAACCCAGACGCTCAGGCCTTGAGAGCCTTGACCACGGCAGCCAGACGGGCCACATCGCCACCGCAAGCGGCCAGCAGGGCGTCGTATGCGCTGCGCTCGGCCTTGCTGGCCTTGACGACGGGCGCCGGGGCCTTGTGGTTCGCCGTCGCACCCATAACGGCGCGGGTCAGCTTGCTGAGCGCGGTGCGTGCGTTGTCGCTCTGCTCATGGTCGGCAGGGATGACTTGGCGGCCGGTGCTCTTGGTCTCCAGCGTGATGCCGTAGTACTTCGCGACGCCAGGGCGCAGCGCGTCGGCCAGCGCAGCCTTGTCGCACATGGTGGCGGCGTCAAGCGTGGCACGCACATCGGCGACGCGCTCTTGAAAAGATGCGGCGGCCTTGAGCGTGGCGACGACGGCGGCGGTGGTTTTGGCGGAAGCGGACATGTGATTCTCCAGATAAAAGTGTGAGCGACGCCCACGGTTTAACCCCAGATGGACTACCCAACTGAGTGACTATATTATAGCAAATGGGCATTTTCACCGTCACGGGGCGGCGTCGTGGTGGGGGTGGGCTTGGGGTACCGGGGGGGTGGGGGACCGAATCGCGGGGTCGTTGCGGCGGCGCGTAGTAACACTATTCCGCACCGCCGCTGCACAGTTTGTCAAACCAAGGTCCAACGATGGACTGCACACCGCCGGTGCGGGCCGCGTTCCAGTACGACATGGCGCGGTACTACTGAACGGGGTACGTACCGGTACGACTGCGCCGCGGTGTCAACGGGGAACTCCGCAACTCACGCCCGCCGCTACAATGCCGCCCGCGCTCTCTGGTCCCGAGGGGTGAACAGAAATCGGGACGCGAACACACGGGCCCGGCGCCGCCGCACCACTCCCAGGAAAACACTGTCAAAGAGTGGACTGCGCCAGCCGCACCCGCTACACTGGCACCGCGCGCCGCCGTAGCCCTGACGGCAGAAGCGAGTCAGGTGTCCCTACCTGTTTCGGGGCTCTGTGCGGCGCGCCCACCAACAACCTGGAGAAGTCATGCAACGAAGCACACGAAGGATCAGCGGCGCCGCGCTGGCCGCAGCAACCATGCTCGCCATTTCTGGCGCTTACACCGCGCCGCCGGCGACCGCCGGGCAGAACAACGCCAGTGAACGATCGCAGACGTCCAGCGCCAAGAAGGGGGTGCAGAACCTGATGGCCGCCGAGGACACACGCGGGCTTTGGGGCGGCTCGTACGCCCGCGCCCGGCGCCGTTTTGTCGGCAAGCGCTACAGCGCCTCGGTGCGCCAGCACCAGCGCCACGCCGCCAAAGCGCGCAACCGCAAGGCTGCACGATGACCGCCCCCAGCATCCGCCTCGAGGACATCGAGGGCCTAATCGTCGACGAGCAGTACTTCACGGCCACGCAAGGTGTCTACGGCGCCGCGGGGAGTCCGGGCATCGTCGCGGGGGTTCCGCTCAGCAGCCCCCTGGACCGCATCACCATCTGCGTGCTCACGCTCAAGAATGGGTTCACCGCGGTCGGCGTCAACGAGGGGCCGGTCTCGGCTGAGAACTTCAACGCCGAGCTGGGCCGAGAGTACGCCCGCAAGCAGGCCCTGGAAAAGCTCTGGCTGGTGTTGGGCTACCAGCTCAAGGAAGCGCTCTACCAGCGGCGCAGCGAGGTGGCCCCTGGGGGCGCCGTGCCGAAGCAGTACGCACCGAAGGATGTCTGGCGCGTGCAGGTGATCCCTGAAGCCAGCCGGGGGGTGTGCGAAGTCGTGCTCAAGATGCAGGACGGGACCTCACACAAGGTGCAGCTGCAGCTCGAGAAGGTTCAAGACCTCCGGGGGCGGTCCGAGCGGGACCTGCACGAGTACGCGCTGCAACAGGCCAACAACCAGCTGCAGGAGCTGTACCGCACGGTGCGACGGGTCAGCCCCGTGTAAGAAAAAAGCCCCGGGACTTTTGGCCCCGGGGCAACTGCGAAAGCAGACTGGAGAAGCCAGGGGTCACCCCGCTCCAGTGCCGAAGATACCACAGGCGTGGTTTTCACACTACACTCACGCCAAACGAGGCCGCCCCCGCGGACTACGCGCTCCGGATATGTTCGACTCCCTGCTCGCCATCACCATCGAGACCGAGGACCAGGCCCACTTGTTGGACCTGGCGGACGCCACGCCGGCACAGATGCTCCAGGCCCAGGTGGCCACAGCGGACGTGCTGACGGCGCTGGGGGTGCCCACGGACGAGGAGATCGACGCCCAGGTGCAGCGGCGCTCGGCGCGCGAGGCGTTCACGGCGCTGGCGGTCAACCCGGACGACGACGCGCAGAAGGCCGCGCTGGCGCAACTCAAGTACCCCGAGGCCGTCCAGCAGACGGTGGCCATGCTCTCAGCTTACGACTGGGAGTTCGTGGACCAGGCCAAGCAGATGCGGGGGTACGCGGTGGCCAAGATCATCGACGAGACCAACCACCCCGACGCGCGCATCCGGCTCAAGGCGCTGCAGATGCTGGGCAACGTGACCGAGGTCAAGCTGTTCACGGAGCGGGTTGAGGTGCGCAAGGTCGACGCGACCGAGGAAGAGATCGAGGCCAAGCTCAAGGAGCGGCTGGCCAAGTTCCTCAAGCCAACGCTGGTGGAAGAGGTGGCGGCAGCGGCACTCGCCCCTGCGGCGCCGGCGGACGACGACATCCAGGGCCAGATCCTGGCGGCACAGCACGCCACCAAACTCACACGAAACACATGAGCCGTATTCTCTCCATCGACGCGGCTCGGCCGCACGTCACTTCCCCGGCACGCTGCGCGCGCTGCGACTACGAGTGGGTGGCGGTGGTGCCAGATCTTGCCGGTGCGCGGGACAACCTGGAGTGCCCGCAGTGCCACGAGCAGTCGGACGCCGCGCAGCATGCCAGAGTGCACACGGCCCTGGAGGTGCTGGACGGCCTGCGGAATGCGGTGCTGAGCGGTCAGGTCATCTCGTTCGCAGCCGTTGGCGTCGAGCCCGATGACACCACCCGGATGTGGGCGTCGAGCACGACGCCGGTCAGCCGCCTGCGCATGATCGGCGCCCTCGCGCACATGCACCACGCGTACATGCACGGGGAGGACCTGGATGGCTGACAGCGTCGACACACTGGCCGGCGCGACGGGGCTGCAGCGAGAGGACTTGCTCCAGCTGTGGGAGCGCACGCGGGAGAACCAGGTGCGGCTGGACGGCTGCGCCCGGCATACGTTTGAGCCCCTGACGGAGAGCACGAGCAGCCTGTTCACGCGCAAGTACCGCTGCAGCGCGTGCGGGGGCACTGTCTACGCCAACGAGCACCACTGGTACTTGCGGGGGCTACAGCACGGAGCGGTTCGTGAGCGTTGACCTGGACCACCTGTCGCCAGAGCAGATCGAGCTGCTGATCGCGCGCATCCCCGAGCTGCCGCTGCAGGAGAAGGTCCAGCTGCTGGAGCAGCTGGAGGAATACGATGTCAAGAACGCCCGGCGCCGCGCGCGCGAGGACTTTCTGGTGTTCTGCCACCGGGTGTACCCGGGGTTCAAGGAAGGCCCGCACCACCGGCACCTGAAGCCGCTGCTGCACGACATGTCCCGGGCGAGCTGGGATGGGCAGGAGCCCCCACCGCACGCGTTGCGGCTGACTGTCTCGATGCCGCCTCGATTCGGCAAGTCCGAGTCGATCGCGTTTCTCTATGTGGCCTGGTACATGGGGCACAACCCAAGCCACCAGGTGATGATGATCACCCACACGGAGGAGCTGTCCGCCAGCTTCGGCCGCAAGGTGCGGGACCTGATCGACACGGCGGAGTACCAGGCGATCTTCGAGGGCTCGGTGCAGGTGTCCAAGGACAAGGCGGCCTCGGGCAACTGGACGACGGTGCAGAAGGGCGTGTACCTGGCGCTGGGCGTGGGCGGCTCGGCCGCGGGCAAGGGTGCGGACTTGTTGGTGGCGGACGACTTGGTGTCCGAGCAGGCGGTGCTGTATGGCAACCCGGAGACGGCGTTCGACCAGGCCTGGCAGTACATGCAGGTGGGCCCGTTGCAGCGTTTGATGCCCGGCGGGCGGATCATCATGATCGGAACCCGGTGGGGCAAGCGCGACCCCATCGGCCGGGCGCTGCAGTGGGCGGTGGACAACCCGGATTCGCTGCCCTGGCACGAAGTGCGGTTTCCTGCGATCCTGAACGGCAAGAGCCTGTGGCCGGAGCAGTGGCCCGTCGAACAGTTGCTGGCCAAGAAAGCGGGCATGCTGCCGCAGTTCTGGCAGGCCCAGTACATGCAGGAGCCGACGGCCGAGGAGGGGGCGCTGATCAAGCGCGAGTACTGGCGTATCTGGCCCAAAGACAAAGCCCCGCCGGCAGTGGAGTTTGTGCTACAGACGTGGGATACGGCGCACGAGGTCAAGACGCGGAACGACTATAGCGCGTGCCAGACCTGGGGAGTCTGGTACAACGAAGAGACGAGCCGCAACGAATTGATCATCCTCAACGGGTTCCACAAACGCATGGAGTTCCCGGAGCTCAAGACGCGGGCCAAGGCCGAGTTCGATGAGTGGGAGCCGGAGGAGCTGATCATCGAAAAGAAGGCGGCCGGCGCCCCGCTGATCCAGGAGCTGCGGCAGATGGACATTGCGGTGACGGCTATCAGCCCGTCACGCGGCACGCGCACGCAGAGCAACGACAAGTACGCCCGGGTGAACGCCATCGCGGCGATTTTTCGGGACGGCTGCGTTTGGGCGCCGGACATGCGCTGGGCGCACGAGATCATCGAGCTGTGTGCGGCGTTCCCGAACGGTGAGTTTGACGACCCGGTGGACTGCGTCGAGATGGCAGTGAGCCGCTACCGCCGCGGCGGGTTCCTGCGCTTGTCCGACGACGCCCCCGAAGACGATAATCTGCGGATCCCACGCCCCGCGGCGTACTACTGAGGACAACTAGATGGCCACGAACAGCGTTGACAAACCCCTGAACCCTGCCGACATCGAAGTCGATATTGCCGTCGGAGACGAAGGCGTAGACGTGGCAGTCGAGGGGGACGGACTGGAACTCGGAGTGCTGCCCGATGGCAGCATGGTGATCGACTTGGACGGGGCCGACGACACGCCCGAAGGTAGTGGCGGGGGGTTTTTGAGCAACCTCATGGGGACGTTGTCCGAAGGCGAGCAGCTAGAGCTGGTGCAGCAGGTCTTGGACTACGCCATGCAGGACGAACGCTCGCGTGAAGACTGGGAGCGCACCTACAAAAACGGCCTGGAGCTGCTCGGGCTTAAGTACGAGGAACGTACGGAGCCCTGGGCCGGAGCCTGCGGCGTCTACCACCCCATGATCACCGAGGCAGTCGTGCGGTTTCAGTCCGAGACCATCATGGAGACGTTTCCGGCTTCCGGGCCGGTGCTGACCAAGGTGCTTGGTAAGGAGACGCGGCCCAAGATGGAGGCCGCGCTACGTGTGCGCGCCGACATGAACTACCAGCTCACGGAACGGATGGTGGAGTTCCGCGACGAGCATGAAACCATGCTTTTCAACCTGCCCGCCGTGGGCTGCGCGTTCAAGAAGGTCTACTACGACCCAGCGCTCAAGCGCCCCGTGTCGATGTTCGTGGCTGCCGAAGACGTACTGCTTCCGTACGGGTCGACCAACGTGCGCAATGCGCCACACGCGATCCACGTGATGCGCAGGGACAAGAACTACCTGCAGGCGCTGCAGAAGCAGGGGTTCTATGACGCGTGCGAGCTGGGCGACCCGATGCGCGAGTCCGACGAGATCGCACAAGCCAAGGACAAGCAGGTCGGCCAGGACGACATCAATGATGACCGCTTCACAGTGCTGGAGGCACTGGTTGAGATCGACGTACCCGGCGACGCCGAAAATCGATCTGGGCTGCCCGCCCAGTATGTCGTCACGGTGCTCAAGGACAACCAGAAGCTGCTTTCGGTGCGGCGCAACTGGCCGGAGGGCAAGCTCGAGCGCGTTCGAGCGCAGCACTTTGTCCAGTACAACTACGTCCCAGGTTTCGGTCCGTACGGCCTGGGGCTGTTCCATCTGATCGGCGGTTACGCCAAAGCCGGCACCAGCTTGCTGCGACAACTGATCGACGCCGGCACGTTGTCGAACTTGCCAGGCGGACTCAAGGCCCGGGGCATGCGCGTCAAGGGAGAAGACGAACCCATTCGCCCGGGCGAGTTCCGGGACGTCGATGTCGGCGGGGGGTCACTACGCGACAACATCCTGCCGCTGCCGTACAAAGAGCCGAGCGTAGTGCTGGCGTCGCTGCTGGACAAGCTGATCGACGAAGGCCGGCGTCTGCCGGGCATGGCCGACCTCAAGGTGTCTGACATGTCGTCCCAGGCGCCGGTGGGCACCGTGTTGGCCCTGCTGGAGCGGCAGCTAAAAGTCATGTCGGCCGTGCAGGCTCGCACGCACGCCAGCCTAAAAGAGGAGTTCAAGATCCTCAAGCAGATCGTTCAGGACAACGAGGACGACGAGGGCTATGACTACGAGCCGTCGGCCGGCGAGAGAGCCAGCCGTTCGGACGACTACGAGATGGTCGAGGTTATCCCGGTCAGCGACCCCAGCGCGGCCACGATGACGCAGCGCCTGGTGCAGTACCAGGCCGTTATTCAGCTGTCGCAGTCGGCGCCGCAGATCTACAACCTGCCGCTGCTTCACCGCGGTATGCTGGATGTGTTGGGGATCAAGGATGCTGAAAAGCTCGTCCCGATGGAGGACGACCTCAAGCCGATGGACCCGGTTTCTGAAAACATGCGTGTGTTGATGGGGGAGCCCATCAAGGCGTTCTCATACCAAGACCACGCGTCGCACATTGCCGTGCACATGGCGGCTATGCAGGACCCGATCATGATGCAGACAATCGGGCAGAACCCGCAGGCGCAGTCAATGATGGCCGCAGCCATGGCGCACATCGCTGAGCACACGGCCTGGGCGTATCGCCAGCAGATAGAGCAGCAGCTGGGCGTTACCCTGCCGCCCCTTGACGAGCAGTTGCCGCCCGAGATCGAAGTGGCACTGTCGGGGCTCATGGCACGCGCCGGCCAGCGTCTCCAGGAGCAACACGTGCAGCAAGCCCAGGCGGCCCAGGCCCAGCAACAGGCTCAGGACCCAGTGCTGCAGCTCCAGATGCGCGAGCAGGACCGTAAAGATCGCGAGACGGCCATCAAGGAGAAGCTGGCCGATGCCAAGATCGCGGGGGACGCCGACCGAATTGCTGTGCTGGAACGGCAGCTGGCAGCCACAATCGCCGAAAAAGCCGACAAGCTCAGGCTGCAAGAGCAAGGGCAGCGCGCGCAGCAGGAGCTGGATGAGCAGAATAGCCAGGTCGATGCGCTCAAGGTCGGCATGATGGGGCGAGCACAGGATCAGACCGTACTGCAAAAAGATCGCCAGCTGGCGCTGGACTTGCTCCAGACGCTGCAGGCGCAGCATGCGACAAACGATGTTGGAGAGCCGGGCGATGGACGTTGACCGCTCGCAACAGGCGTTACGGGACATTGCAGCGGACCGCGCGGCGAAAGTTGCGCGGGTGCTGACAGGGGCGTGTTCGCACGACGAGTACAAATACCTTTGCGGGGAGATCCACGGCCTCGACCTCGCAGAGGACCACATCAAGGCCGTGCTGAAGAAAGAGGAAGACGATGAGTGAAATCATCCTGCCGCCGGGCATTGTGCTACCACGCCCGATCAAGCAACTGGAGACTCCGGACGAGGCGGACTCGCCGGAACAACGGGGCAAGCAGCTTCCGGTGCCCACCGGGTTCAAACTGCTGTGCATCATCCCCGACGCCGAGGAGACCTTCGAGGGCTCCAGCATCGTCAAGGCGGATGTTGTGCGACGCAACGAAGAGCAGGGCACCACGGTGCTGTTTGTGTTGTCCATGGGGCCCGACGCCTACAAGGACACGGCCAAGTTCCCCAGCGGGGCTTGGTGCAAGGAAGGCGATTTTGTGCTTGTGCGCACGTACAGCGGTACGCGGTTCAAGATCTACGGGAAGGAGTTCCGCCTTCTCAACGACGACCAGGTTGAAGCCGTGGTCGACGATCCCCGCGGCGTTGTCCGCGCAGCAGCGTAAGGAGTTTTTATGCCCAACCCCAACGATCGAGACATGAACGATTTCGACAACTTCGACACGGACACATCGGACGACGTTACGCTACCGGGCGCCGTCGGCGACGATGTCGAAGTGCAGCTGCCGGTCGGCGCGGACATTGACGTCGACGTCGTCGACGATGTTCCCGAGCGCGACCGCAACGCACGCCCGATGCAACGCCCTGTTGAAGAGCCGACCGACGACGAGCTGGCCCAGTACAGCCAGGGAGTTCAGCGCCGAATCAAGGACCTGACGCACGCCCGCCATGACGAGCGCCGCAAGCGCGAAGCCCTGGAACGGGAGCAGCAGGCGTCGGTGCAGCTCGTGCGCGCCATGCAGGCTGAGAATGCGCGCCTGGCCAAAATCGTACAGGACGGATCCAAGCAGTTCGGCGAAATGTCCGCCGCCGCGGCCGACGCCAAGCTGGCCGACGCGCGCCGCGCGCTCAAGGAAGCCAACGAGTCCTTCGACACGGACAAGATTGTGGCCGCCCAGGAGCAGCTGGCCGAAGCACTCCACGTTTCGCGAGAAGCCAAAAACTTCAAGCCGCCTGTTGTGCAGCAACCGGAAGATGTGGTACAAACTGCGACATCGCAGTCGACCGCTTCGACGGCGCCGCTGGACCCCAAGACGTCGGCCTGGATGCAGAAGAACCGCTGGTTCACTGCGCCCGAGCACGTGGCGGCCACCAGCTACGCGCTCGGCCTGGACAAAGAACTGCGCGATTCCGGGTACGACCCCCGCACCGACGAATACTTCGAGCAAGTCGATGCTCGCATGAAACGGCGATTCCCTGAGCTTTACTCGGGCGAGTCGCAAACTGCGGATGACGCGCGTTCTCAGCGCCCCCAGCAGCGTGATCGTGGATCTGCAGTCGCACCGGCTGTGCGGACAACGTCCAAACGCCGCGTGACTCTCAGCGCCAGCCAGGTTGCTTTGTGCAACAAGCTCGGCATCACGCCGCAGCAATATGCTGCGGAACTCATCGCTTCTGGAGACCTGAAATGAGCACCCCACGCACATCCCGTGACCTCGAGTCGCGCGTTTTGCAATCCCGCGAGTCCTATGCGCCGCCGAGCCTGCTACCAACCCCGAACCCGGAACCCGGGCACTCGTTCCGTTGGGTGGCCACCCATGTGATGGGGGAGGCGAATCCGGTCAACATGTCTAAGCGTTTCCGCGAAGGTTGGGAGCCGGTGAAAGCCGAAGACCACCCCGAGTTGGGCTTGGCACAGAAGACCGGAAACGTCGAGATCGGCGGTCTGATGCTGGTGAAGATCCTGTCCGAGCGCGTGAGCGCCCGTGCCGAGTTCTACAACGGTCAGGCAGCGCAGCAGATGGATTCCGTGGACAACAACTTCATGGCCCAGAATGACCCCCGCATGCCGAAGTTCAATCGTCGGAAAACCAGCGTGAGCCGTTCTGGATTTGGTACTGGCAACTGATAGGAGCCCTCATGGCCAACACTGCCTCCCCCTACGGTCTGCGCCCGGTCAAAAAGGTCGGCGGAGCACCGTTCAATCACGCTGTGCGTGAAATCAAGCTGTCGACCAACAACTCGGCAGCCATCTTCGCGGGCGACATCGTCCAGCTGACCAGCGCAGGCAACCCCCAGGCGCTGAGCGCGACCATCACCGCGGGAACCACCGCCGGTGTTGTGGGTGTGTGCACCGGTGTGCGTTTCGTCAACCCGGCCACCAAGCAGTCCAACTGGGCCCAGTTCCTGCCTGCCAACGCCATCACTGGTGGCTACACCGAGGTGTACGTGCAGGTGGTGGACGACCCCGAAGTGCTGTTCCAGGTCCAGGGCTCTGCAGCTTTTGGCACCCTGACCAACGGTGCTGCAGGCGCGATCGGCAAGAACGCGGCCCTGGGCAACTTCAGCGCAGGCAGCACGGCCACGGGCAACTCGGGCGTGAACCTGGTGGTGGGCGCCAACGGCGGCTCGCTGGCCAACACGGCCACGCTGGCAATGCGTATCGTGGGAGTCGTTCCCGGTACGGAGCTGGACACGTACCCCGAGCTTCTCGTGAAGTTCAACATGGGGGCCCATTCCTACAACTTCGCCACCGGCGTTTAAGGAGCCAACACCATGGCAATCTCTCGCGCACAGATGCTCAAGCAGCTGATTCCCGGCCTGAACGCGCTGTTCGGCATGGAATACAAGCGGTATGCCCCGGAGCACACGCAGGTCTACGAAACCGAATCGTCGGACCGTTCCTTCGAAGAAGAAACCAAGCTGTCCGGCTTCGGCGCAGCCCCGGTGAAGTCCGAAGGCTCGGCCATCCAGTACGACACGGCGCAGGAAGCCTTCACCAGCCGCTACACCCACGAGACCGTCGCCCTCGGCTTCGCGATCACGGAAGAGGCGATGGAAGACAACCTGTACGCCAGCCTCTCGGCCCGCTACACCAAGGCTTTGGCCCGCGGTATGGCGCACACCAAGCAGGTCAAGGCGGCCGCGGTGCTGAACAACGGCTTCAACTCGGCTTTCGCCGGGGGTGACGGCCAGGCGCTGTTCTCAGCCAGCCACCCGCTGGTTGGCGGCGGCACCAACAGCAACGTGCCGTCGGTTGCAGTGGACTTGAACGAGACCGCTCTGGAAAATGCCGTGATCCAAATCGCGGCCTGGACCGACGAGCGTGGCCTGCTGATCGCAGCTCAGCCGAAAAAGCTGGTGTTGCCGACTGCACTGCAGTTCGTGGCGGAGCGCCTGCTCAAGACCGTGCAGCGTGTTGGTACCTCGGACAACGACATCAACGCACTGAAGTCGATGAGCGCGATCCCCGGTGGCTACGCCATCAACCACTACCTGACGGACCCCGACGCCTGGTTCATGCTGACGGACGTCCCCAACGGACTGAAGCACTTCGAACGCGTCAAGCTCAAGACGGGTTCGGACACGGACTTCGACACCGGAAACGCCCGCTACAAGGCCCGCGAGCGTTACAGCTTCGGCTGGTCGGACCCCCTGGGTATCTGGGGCTCCGCCGGGGCGTAAGGGTTGGGGGGTCCTGGCCGCAGCTAAGCCACCTTCGGGTGGCTTTTTTGTTCTTGCTGTGATATAACAACGGCACCCGGACTCAACCTAGCGCTGCAGACCGACCGGGCGGACCTCATGCAGACTGTAGCGCGCAACGCATGATGGGAACTTCCATGGCTACCACTACCTTCTCGGGCCCGATCAAGGCCGGTACCGTCAAAGAAAACGGCGGCGTCAACCTCGGCAACGTGGTTCTGTCTCAGTCGTATGACTCGGGCGATCTGACCGGCGACGAGGTCGGCAACTTCGACGTGCGGCTGGGCACCTTGCCTGCGGGCGCACAAATCGTCGACATCGTGGTGGATCAGGTGGTGGCTGCTACGGACGGCACGACCACGGTCTCCGTGGGTACGGCTTCGGGCGGTGCGCAGCTGATGGCTGGTGTGGCCACGACGGCTGGTGGCCGGTTCCGCGGCACGGCTACTGCTGCTACGCAGCTGGCTTGGCAGATCGGCGCTTCCGATCAGGCTGTGTGGGTGCGCAACGTGGTGGGTACCGGCACGCTGACCGCTGGCCGCTTCATTGTGACCGTCTTGTACGTCCAGAAGTGAGGCTGACATGAAAGGCGCCAAGTACACGCCGCCGGAGCCGGCACCGGCTCCCGCCAAGAAGACCCCCAAGCCCAAGGAGTAAGCCATGGTTGCACCAGCATACCGCACCGCGGATGCGACGGTCTCGGCCTACGAGGCCACTGCGGTCACTCTGAGCGACTCCACTGTGCTGCCACCAACGCGGGCGCTGTACATCGGCGCTGCGGGTAACCTGAAGGTCACGATGGCCTACGGCACCGAGGTGACGTTCTCCGGCTTGAATGCTGGGTCCATCTTGCCCATTCAGGTGACCAAGTGCTGGTCAACAGGCTCGACCGCGGCGAGTATCGTCGCTCTCTACTAAGGCCCTACGGGGCCTTTTTGATATGCAGCTGACCTCCCTGTCCCTTGCCCTCACCCGTGCGGGGTTCCTGTCGTTTTCCCCTGCGAGCCTGTTCGCCGCTGGCGAGCCGGGCGTCTGGTATGAACCCTCCCTGACCAACGGAACCTGCTTTCAGGATAGTTCGGGCACCACGCCCGTCACTGCGGTGGAGCAGCCTGTCGGTCTGATTCTGGACAAGAGCAAGGGGTTGGTGCTGGGTCCTGAACTGGTGACGAATGGGACGTTTGATACTGATTCTGCTTGGGCAAAATTTCAAGCAACAACGACGATTTCTGGTGGTTCTCTGAATTTGATTGCTCCCAATGCGGCTGGTGATGTTGCTGCTCAGACTATCGGAGGACTAACCTCCGGCGTTGGTTATATTGTAAAATTTACGGTTTTAGGAAGGTCCTCGGGTTCTTTTAAGTTTATCGTTAGAAATGCAACTAACACCACCACTGTTGCCGAGACAATCGCCTTAGTGGACGGAAACTATGCCCTATTTTTCGTTGCCACTGGGGTTAGCCATTTCTTGCGCCTACAAGCGTTAAACACAAACACTGCTCTATCCATCGACAACATCTCCGTCCGCGAACTCCCCGGCAACCACGCCACCCAGACCACCAGCACGAGCAGGCCGGTGCTGTCGGCGCGGTACAACCTGCTGACGAAGACTGAGCAGTTTGATGATGGGGTGTGGACGAAGAATAACGTCACGGTTACGCAAAACACTGAAATTGCTCCAGATGGAACAATGACTGCTGATACGTTAACAGACAATGCTGTGTCTGGGGAACATCGTTTATTCCAAAGCCTTGTAAATTCTGCCCCTTGTTTCCGAGGTATTTATGCAAAAGCTGGAACAGCCAGTTTTATCTCATTGACGTCTGGCACTGTTGCATCTGGTTACGCTGTATTTGATCTATCTAACGGAACAGTTGTATCACAATCAAATGCAGTTGGAAGCATAACTTCTGTTGGTAATGGGTGGTATTTGTGCAGTACCAATAGCACACCAGTGGGTCAGAACCATGTAATAAACATGGGCACCACTGCTACAAACGCAATTCCACAAAATACTTACGTTGGGTCTGGAAGCACCGTATACATCTGGGGCGCATCCCTAGTCACAGCCAACCAAGCCGACCTGCCCTACCAGCGCGTCAACACCAGCACAGACTACGACGCCGACCCGAGCAAGTTCAAGCCATACCTCCGCTTTGATGGCGTGGATGACTGGCTGGTAACTCCGACCATCACGCCCGGCACTGACAAGGCGCAGGTGTTTGCTGGGGTGCGGAAGTTGAGCGATGGGGTAGGTGGATCTTTAGTTTTTGAGACAAGTGCCGACTCACTCGCAAACGCTGGAGCAACTTTTTTACTTCCATTTTCAGACTCTAAATACTATTTTAGAAGCGGCGGATCAGCCCGCGTAACAGTAGCATCCCAAACTCTATTGCCGCCAATCACTAACGTCCTTACCGGACTTGGCGACATTTCCGGTGACTCTGCAATCCTGCGTGTCAACGGAACGCAAGCAGCATCCAGCACAGCCGATCAAGGAACAGGAAACTTCCTCGCCTACCCGCTATACATCGGTCGCCGTGGCGGCACCACGCTGCCCTTCAACGGCCATTTGTACGGCCTGATCGTCCGCTTCGGCGCGAACCTGCCTGCAGGGACCATCGCCAGCACTGAAACGTGGCTCAACGGCAAAACGGGGGCGTACTGATGACCGTCTGGACTTACCGCGCAATCATCGTGCCTGACGCTCTGGTGACCTACGCCCGCGAGCTTTCCGCCGCTGTGGCTGGGCCTGCCGGGGAAGGCATGTACACCACGCCGCTGTCGGCCACGGGCCAAGAGCCTGCTACGCACTGGATCAGCGCGGGACTCATCAGCGAGGACTTCGCCGCCCTGCTGCCGTTGACGACCTACCCGGAAGACGCCGAGCCTGTGCACACACCGGGCAACCCTGAGGCCGTTGCTGCGCTGGCCAACGAGGCCGGATACACCACGACGCCAGAGCAAGTGCAGGCCCTCTTCGACGCCTCCGACGTGACCGAGCAGGAAGCCCACGAAGTCATGGCCCGCCTTGGGTTGCAGATGGTTCAACCTGTGGAGCCGAACGATGGCAACTAAGCAAGCCAAGAAGTCCGAGATGCCCTGCAATACGCCCAAGCGCACGCCGGATCATCCCAAGAAGTCGCACATCGTCAAAGCGTGCACCGATGGGAAAGAGAAGATCATCCGGTTCGGCGAGCAAGGCGCCAAGACGGCGGGCAAGCCCAAGGCCGGCGAGCCCTCGACCATGACCAAGAAGCGCGAGAGCTTCAAGGCGCGGCACAAGGCCAATATTGCCAAAGGCCCTACGAGCGCGGCATGGTGGGCGGCAAAGGAAAAATGGGCTATACTGGCGCTCGTACTAAGTGGTACTGGAGGATTGTATGCGCCCGATAGTAGAGCCGCGGATAGCCAAGTTGGGCAACAAATTTGTTGCGACGTGCTCCTGTGGGGCGAAAAATGAGTACGCAACAAAGCAGGGCGCAAGAGCCATGCTCGCCCGCGGGGTATGCCGTAAGTGCCGCCCTGACTACCGCGCAAACGCCCAAGACGACGCAGGCGTCTATTGCAGAGACGATGGGCGTTGGGTTACGCATTGCGGCACCTGCGGGGGAGAGCAAGCCTACACTCGAAAGGACCACGCACGCCAAAGCGCGCGTAGTGGTTGGCTTTGCCGTAAATGCGCGGGGCAAGCGCAGAAGTTTTCAGCGAACAAACCTGTCGGGGATAGAACTCGAACATTCAATAAATTTCGCAAGGCGGCAATTGACCGGCGCATACCTTGGGAGCTTTCCGAAGATGAGATGTTCAGTAGCTTCTCTGGGTGTTGCGCGATGACCGGGTGGCCCATATCGCTTGCTTATGGCGCGCAAACGGCGAGCCTTGACCGGGTTGACAGCCGTAAAGGCTACGTCGTTGGCAATATTCAGTGGGTTCACTCAATGGTCAACATGAGCAAAAACAAGTACCCACAGGACAAGTTTATTGAAATGTGCCGAGCCGTCACCCAACGCGCCGCGGCCGTACGGAGCCCTGAGTGATGAAAGACCAAGTTGCACAGCAAGCGGCCGACGCAGCCATCGCCTCTACGGCGAGCAAGGTGACCTACACGGGCGCGGGTATGACCATCAGCGGGTGGTTCCTGTCTAGCGAGTTCGCCGTGCTGATGGGTGTCGTCATCGGTGTAGCCGGTTTCATCGTGAACTGGTACTATCGACACAAGGAAAACCTCCGCCAGCAGGCACAAGACACACGCGCCCAGGCAGAGCACGAACTGCGTATGCAGCAGCTGCGCGACAGCCACAAGCCCGATTGACATGGCCACCTCCGGAACCGCCGCATTCAACCTGGATCTGCAGGAGCTCGTCGAAGAAGCCGGCGAGCGCTGCGGGTACGAGGTGCGCACAGGCTACGACTTCGCCACGGCGCGACGCAGCTTGAACTTGCTGCTGGCGGACTGGGCCAACCGCGGGCTGAACATGTGGACGTTCGAGCAGCAGTCCTTTCCGGTCGTGGCCGGGCAAGCCGTGTACGAGCTGTCCGCGGACACGGTGGATCTCATGGACGTCATGCTGCGCACCGGTACGGGGCAATCCCAGCAAGACCTGATCATGTCGCGTATTGCACTGCCGCAGTACGCCAGCATGCCGAGCAAGAATACCCAGGGGCGCCCGCTGCAGTTCTTCGTCCAGCGCCTGGCGACGCCAAGCATGACCCTATGGCCAGTTCCGGACGGGTCGACGACGTACACGGTGGTCTACTGGCGACTGCGCAGGATGCAGGACTCGGGCACCGGCGGTGCCACCCAGGATGTGCCGTTCCGTTTTCTACCGGCGCTGGTGGCGGGACTGGCCTACTACCTGGCGCTTAAGGTGCCGGGCGGGCTGGAGCGCCTGCAAGTGCTCAAAGCGCAGTACGACGAGACCATGCAGCTGGCCATGGACGAAGACCGCACAAAGACGTCGCTGCGGCTGGTGCCGTTCGGGGGTTTTTGATGGCGGCTTTTGCGCGCGGCAAGAACGCCCACGGCTTCTGCGACGTGTGTGGATTTCGTGCGCAGCTGGCGCAGCTCAAGGAGCAGTTCGTGGCGGGGCGTAGCACCAAGGTCCGTGCGTGCCCGACTTGCTACGACAAAGACCACCCGCAGAACTTTTTGTACCGCGTGCGCAAGGACGACCCCCAGGCACTGCGCAACCCTCGCCCCGACCCCGCACTGGCAGCGTCCAGAGAACTCACACCATAGGAGCTACGATGAAAGCCAAACACGCCGACATGGCCATGGACAAGAAGGGGGCCAAAGTGGCCGCCAAGACCGCCGTGCACAAGCACGAGTCGGCTATGCACGCAGGCAAGCCCAAGACCAAGCTGGCCAAGGGCGGCGGTGTCGCCGGCTGCGGCGGCCGCATGTACGGCAAGAAGGGGGCCTGACATGCCCACCAAGACGCCCAAGCAAGCAAAGTTCATGCAGGCCGTGGCCAACAACCCGAAGTTCGCCAAGAAGGTCGGCGTGGCCCCCAAGGTCGGCAAAGAGTTCGTCCGTGAAGACAAGAAGGCGGCCAAACCCCCGCGCAAACGCTGACCATGAACTACACGCAGTTGCTCGACGCGGTCCAAGCGACCGTGCAGAACTACGAAACGGACTTCGTAGCGAACTTGCCTGTCATGGTGCGGACGGCCGAGCAGCGCGTGTACAACGAGGTCCAGCTACCGGCGCAACGCAAAAACGTGGTGGGCAACCTCACCCCGAGCAGCCCGTACCTCACTCTGCCGCCAGACTTCCTCTCTCCCTCCTCGCTGGCTGTCCAGCTTGCAGACGGAAACTACGCGTACCTGCTGAACAAGGACGTGAGCTACGTCCGCGAGGCGTATCCGCCGCCGGGTACGCTTGGCACCCCGAAGGTTTACGCGCTTTTTGATGCGGACACAGTCATTCTGGGCCCAACACCTTCGACCAACTTCTCGGTGGAGCTGCACTACAACGCATACCCCGCGTCGATCGTGGACGCCAGCACTTCGTGGCTGGGCGATAATTTCGACTCGGTGCTGCTGTACGGCACGCTCGTTGAGGCCGCGGTGTTCATGAAGGAAGAAGCCGACATGATGGCCGCGTACGAGAAGCGCTTCCAAGACTCGCTCGGAGAGCTCAAGTTGCTGGCCGCCGGCAAACTGCGTACGGACGCGTACCGAGCACCGATTTAAGGGTGGCGTATGACGTGGGCTCCTGTAAACGATGCGCAAACGGGGTCATGGGCGCCTATCTTGGTCGGCGCAGTATCCGTAGCGGAGTTTGACGGCCCCGGGGGCGCGGCGGTAGCGTCCATACCAGTAGCAGGAAAGGGCGAGTTTTCGTACCTACCGAACGCGGTTGCTTGGTTGCCGGTGGTCGACGACAATACGACAACCTGGACCCCAATCCCCTGACACCATGGCCCTAGTCATTGCAAACCGAGTCCGTGAAGCCTCTGCCACTATCGGCACAGGGGCTATGTCGTTGCTGGGCGCTGCGCTCGGCTACCAGTCTTTTGCCGCCGCAGTCGGCACGGGCAACACCACGTACTACGCGATTGTCTCTGGTGCGGGGCAGTGGGAGATCGGCCTCGGCACCGTCGTCGGCACGGAGCTGCAGCGCACCACAGTGCTGGACTCCTCAAGCGGGGGTTCGCGGGTCAATTTTGCCCCCGGCACCAAGGACGTGTTCGCCACCCTCCCCGCCAATATCCCGGCGCTTGTAGAGGACCTCGCAGCCACCGGCACGGGAAAAGGCGCTGAGATGGTGGCGTTCAAGCAGTCGGGGACGGGTGCGGTTAATCGCACGGCATCGGACAAGCTGCGCGAGTTCGTGAGTGTTAAGGACTTCGGCGCTGTTGGTGATGGGGTGACAGAGGACACGGCAGCGATTCAGGCTGCTATTAACTCACTACCGGAAAACGGCGGGGCCGTGTACATGCCGGCCGGAAAATACTTGCTGCAATCTTCGGTCATCTGGCCGACGAAAAAGCACGTCGTGCTTTATGGCGCAGGGTCAAGCGGACAGGGAAATGGTGCGTCGCACCCCGGCGCAACGGAGTTGATTTACACAGGGGCAGGGGTTGCCATCCGCATGGTCGGCACCGGCTTCGATGTTGACCAAGTGGGGGGAGAGCTGCGCGGCTTCACGCTCAAAGGGCCTTCAAGGGGAATCGCACCGGCGTCGATCGGGGTTGACGTTCAATGGGCCAGCGGGTCAAGCGGGCAATTCTCGATTCGTGACCTGTACGTGTACGAGTTCGGGACCGGCATCCGATTGGATGCAGTGCTTGAAAGTGCGTTTTATGACGTGTGCGTCAGAGGATGCGGCAAGGCGTGGCACATCAACCCGACCGTAGAAGCAGTGAACGCAAACCACTGGTTCAACTGCCGGGCCGAATCAAGCGAAACCGGCATCGAGATTTACAACAGTGCGAACCTGAACATTTGGCATGGCGGCACTGTGCAGGGATGCGACGTTGGGGTTAACTTTGTAGGTTCAGCGGGGGCACCAAACGCAAACGGCTTTGATGGTGTTTGGTTTGAGGGCAACCTTGAAAACAACACTTGCCGCGGTGTGCTCATGTACACCAACCCGATAAACCCGCAGCTTCGGGGAAACTACTTTCACCGTTGCCTGTTCACGAGCTGGGCAATCGGCTTGGAGCTGCAATCCGGAGATGGTACAAGCATCAAAGACTGTATTTTCTTCCTGAACTTTGACGGCCCCCGTGTTCCTGTTTTAGTGGCGGCTAACTCTGTCAACACACGAATCCACCACAATGTAAATTGGCCTGGTAATAACGATTACTCGTTTGTTGGTGCTGGCGCAGGGCTGCAAATCATTGATGTTGTAAGCAATATTGTAAGGACACGAAACGGTAATTCAGGAACTATTGATGTGCAGACTTCCGGGCGTGTTGATTACGCTACAACTAATGAGGTTGTTGCCTACAAAAACCTAAGCACAGGAACAATATACGGCGATGTGATTGTTGCAGCATCAAACCCACGTGCTGACTGGCCGAATGGCATGAAACACATTGGGTACAGCGATAACTTCGTTACAGAGACTTGGCGGCTCCACAACGCCATCAAAGTCCCAAGCTATACAACCGCGCAACGTAACGCACTTTTCCCGACTTACAACGGCGACATTATTTACAACACCGACACATCAAAAATGCAGGCGTATGCAGGCGGTGCGTGGGTTGATCTGCATTGATACTTGATTGCCATGAAACTAGCCCTGCGCAAAATCGACTCGCCTACCTTGCACGTTTACTAAGGACCAACAATGCCTAGTTCATACTCTCCCGACCTACGCCTTGAGCTGCCTGCTGACGGCGAGCAGACGGGCTTGTGGGGCCAAACCACGAACAGAAACCTCGGCACGCTGATCGAGTCGGCCATCGCTGGCGCCACGTCGGTCTCTGTCACCACGGCCAACCAAGCGTTGACGGCGCTCAATGGTGCGGATGACCAGTCGCGCCATGCCATGCTGGCGCTGACCACGACTACCGGGGCCAACTTCGCTGTCTACGCTCCGCCGGCCAGCAAGACCTACATCGTCCGAAACGCCAGCAGCTACACAGCGACGGTGTACAACTCCACGACCCTGGGCGACACGACCGCGGCCGGTGCTGGTGTGGCCGTGCCGGCCGGCAAGACTTTGCTGGTGTTCTCCGACGGCACGGACTTCCGCACGATCGACGCTGTGAACCTGACGGGTACGCTGGCCGTGGCCAACGGCGGTACTGGGGCGACTGATGCTTCTGGGGCGCGCACCAACCTAGGGCTTGTGGTCGGCACAAACGTCCCGTCGCCGACGGGT